CCCCCGAGATGGCCCGCTGCGCCGCCATCCTGCGCCACTACGCCGGCGTGTTCATGGAGCACCGCATCTACGGGATCAAGGGCATCGCCGACTACCTGGACACCCCCGGGTACGGCTACCGCTACGACCCCGACAACCCGCTGAACCGGATCACCGACCGCATCGGCCGCATCGGTGCCCGCCTGGCCGGCATCCGCACCATCAGCCACCGCGAGTTCGAGTACACCCAGCCCGACGAGAAGTCCGGCCGCACCGGTGACCTGCTGATGGACATCGCCAACAGCCTCAGCTCGGTGCGCACCGGCGGCGAGCCGGTCGGCATCGTGGACCGCGACGGCGTCGGCCAGGACTGACCGGCGCCGCCTGGGACCCCGGACCGACTACGGTTCGGGGTCCCGGCGCGTCCGGGGGTTGCGCGCACACCCGAGTCTATGATTTAGTTAATCCATCACAGCCGACCAAGGAGGAACCGACCATGACCCGGCAGACCGCCGCACCGCTGGAGCACCACAGCTTGAACCCGTCCGCCCGTCAGGCCCGTGAAGTCGTGCGGACTGTGCTCGACGGACAGACGTTGCTGGACCCGCCGTACCAGCGGGGCAGCGTCTGGACGGAAGACCAGCGCGTCGCGCTCATCGAGTCCTGGCTGCGCGGCCTTCCCGCCGGCGTCATCATCCTCGCCGACCGGGGTACCGAGCTGTGGCGGCAGTCCACCGGAGACGACCCGTACCGCGAGGGCCGGGGGCTCTGGGCGGTCATCGACGGCAAGCAGAGGCTGACCACGGCGATCCGATGGTTCAACGGGGAGCTGGCCGTCCCCTCGTCGTGGTTCCCCGCCGATCAGGTCGAGACGACCGAGGACACCGACGACGGACCCTACGTCCGGTACACCGGGCTCACCCTCGCCGGTCAGCGCATCTTCACCAACCGTGCGCTGTTCATGATCGCCGAGACCAAGTCGTGCGCGACCGTGGCCGACGAGGCCCGGTTCTACCTGCTGGTCAACGGCGGCGGCACCGCGCAGACGGGCGACGACATGGCCAACGCGGCGCGCGTCGCCGGCGCCATCCCGTCCAGGGAGGTGGTCGCGTACACCCTCGGGAGCTTCTGGTTCTGCCAGCCCTGCGCCCGTACCCGGGAGGAGCGGGAGACCCTGGTCCCCACGCGCCGCGCCGACCTGATGGGCGTCTACAAGTACGTCTGCGACCAGTGCGGCAAGACGATCGCCTGACCCGACAGACCGAGGAGGAACCGATCATGCCGAAGTACGTCGTGCCGGTGACCACGTGGGCCAACGCCAGCGTGACCGTGGAAACCGACGAGACCGACCCGGTCGTCATCGCCCGGCTGGCCGAGTCGGCCGTCCACGCGTCCCTGTGCCACAAGTGCAACGGGTCTGACAACACCTACCTGGAGATCGGCGACGAGTGGACGGCCGCCGAACACGACGGCGTCCCCGTCGTCACCCGGGAAGACGCCTGACCCGTCTCACCGCCCCAACGAAGCCCCGGACTCACCGATCCGGGGCTTCTCCGCGTTCCGGGGTTGCGCGGTCGCTCCTCTCATGGTTTAATTAATTCATCAGCACAACAGATCAAGGAAGCGGGAACGACATGGACGCGGACACCCTGCGGATGCGGGCTGCACGGTCCGAGCAGGCCGCCCGGGACGCGGTGGGCCGGCTGAGCGACGGCAAGCTGGCCACGACGTGGCTGCTCACCGAAGCCCTGCCGATAACTGACGAACTGGCCGTCACGCGCGGCTGGCTGATGGACGAGCTGGAGAAGCGCATGGACCCGGACGACTTCGACGCCTGGCTGTTCTCCGACGCCGAGCTGAACGACCCACGCCCGTACCTGGGCCGCTGACCGGCCCGTTCGGCGAGACGCCGGACCGGGTGCACACTGCCCGGCAACCCGGCCCCGACCAAGGAAGCGAGGAAGGCATGACCGCACAACCCGCCCTCACCCACGCCCGCGAGGCGGCCGACGCCGTGCTGCTGCGGCACGTCACCGACGGCCGGCTCGGCGTGGACGCCGCATGCGAGATGTCCGGCGTCGGCTTCAACGGGGTCGTCAACATGCTGGCCGGCCTGCGCCGGGACGGCGTGCCCGAGACCCGCATCACCGAGCTGATTCGCGTTCGGCTGGAGCGGGCCGAGATGGCCGGGGACGTCCAGCGGCGTATCGGCGCCGAACTGATGCTGGCCGTCTGGGACGGGATGCGCCGCGACCTGGCCGACTTCCTGAACGCGACAGAGGGCCGGCCGTGAGCGCCGCGCCGTTCGATGGCCGCCGCGCGGTGGTCGAGCGCGTCGGCCGGTCCGGCTTCGCCGAAACGGTCGCCGTCACCATGCCCGACGACCAGCCGGAGCCCGGGTGGTCGCTGTGGACCGAGCACGCGTGGCTCACCGGGGACGTCCGTTCCGCGTTCATCACTTTCGAGAGCGGCCTGTTCTACGTCGGGGCCTGCGACGGCCACGGGCACCCCGTGCACGGCCCGCTCCGGGCCGGAGGCTCCCCCGCCCACCCGTCGTTCCTGACGGCCGTCGAGGAGTTCGTCGGCCGCCGCCCCAACACCCGGCTGCGCTACGGCCGGACCGACTGACCCGGCACCACCGACCAAGGAAGCGAGGAAGCATGGACGGCAAGACGACGAGGTACCACTGGGTGCTCGTCCTGAACGGCCACCTCCCCAACGGGGCCCCGGCCGGAATCGGGGACGACGGAATCCTGGAGGTCCCCGCCGGCGGGTCCCGCATCGGGGAGTACCGCCGACTGCGCGCGAGTCTCCTGGAGCAGTTCTACGAGGCGACCGGCATGGAGATGCAGAATCCCGTCACCACCTGCTGGTCCCTGGAGCCCGACCAGCTCTGATTCTGCACCACCGACCAAGGAAGCGAGGAAGCATCATGACCCAATTCGACCCGCCCCAGTACGTCTTCACGGCGGCCACGAGCGCCGAGGCCCTGCGCGCACTGGAGGCAGCGCGGGAGCTGATCGACTCCCACCTGATGGCCGCCGCCCCGGACGCGGGCGGCGAGATGTCCCGCGCCCGGCTCACCGAGCCGATGACGCTGCACCTGGAGCTGGACCTGGCGCCGCTCGTGCGGGCGATCAACGAGGCGGCCACGTTGCGCGCCCTGGACCCGGAGGCCGGCCGGTGAGCTTCGTCCTGACCCGGACCCTGCCGGACGGCACCGTGAAGGCCCACCGGCCGCTGTCCACGCTGCGGGAAGTCGAGACCGCCGCCGCCTATGTGCTGATGGACAACCGCAGCGTGCCGCGCGGCGAGGCCCGCGCCTTCGCCGGCCGGCTCGCCGACGCCCCGCTCGGCACGACCGTCACCCACCCGTCCGGCTACGCGTTCCGCGTGGACCGGGCCTGACCAGACGGCCCGCGAAGAAGCCCCGACCCGACACCGGGTCGGGGCTTCGCGCGTTCGGGGGTTGCACGGTCATCCCAGACATGGTTTAATTAATTCATCGGGACGCCGCGCCGGGCGGGTGACCGCAGGCACAGGGCGTTGAGGCCGACCTGGGCGGCGTCCCGACCAGAACAGAAGACCAAGGAAAGCAGGAACCGACCATGAGCTACGTCCAGACCGCCAGCCGCAAGCGCCTCCGGACCGTCCGCGAGCGCGCCGCCGCCACCCGCTTCGCCCGGTCCCTGCACCGGGGCCGCGCCCTGGCCACGCACCTGATCGCCGCCGGCGTCGAGGACGCCGAGACGGTCAAGGGCACGGTCAGCGGTCTGCGCACGGTCGCCAAGCGCCTCGGCGTGACGCCGGTCAAGGTGACCCGGGCGCACCGCACCGTGGACGGCAAGGCGGGCCGGACGCAGCGGACCCATCACTACACGACCGCGCAGGTGCTGCGCATCGCGGAGGCGTACAAGCCCCGCAAGGCCGAGTACAGGGCGGCCCGCGTCCTGCTGCTGGCCAACGCCGGTGCCCCGGTCGTCACGCGCCAGGCCCTGCGCCCGGTTCGCGTCCTCGTCAACGCCTGACAGACTCCCCGGCCGGGGTCGCCCACGGCCCCGGCCCGAACCCGAGAGGAATCCGAGATGAGCACCCGAGGACTCAGCGCCGACGAGCGCACCGCACTGGAGATGCTGGCCGAGCAGGGCGGCGAGTGGACGAAGACGTCCGGCTGGCACGTCGGCACCGTGGCCCGCACCGTCAAGCTGATGGACGCGCTGGTCGCCGCCGGCCTGGCCGCCAAGATGGGTGCGGTCCGGTACAGCATCACCGTCACCGGACTCCGCGCGACCGCCGACCACATGGCCTCCCTGCCTGACAACTTCGAGAGCTGACCTACCCCGGCCGGGGCCGTGACGGGCCCCGGCCGTCCGACCACGGGAGGACCGACCGTGCAGACCTTCACCTTCCCCTCCGGGGACACCGTCGAGCTGCCGGACGGCGTGCCGCTGTGCCAGCAGCCCGCGTCCCCGGACACCCACTGCCTCGCTTACAACCGGGCCGTGGCCATCTACAAGACCCGGCGTGAGGTCGCAGAGCGCGAGCAGTACCTGCGCGACGCGCAGGCCGCCGGCCGGGGCACATCCCGGCTGGAGAAGAACCGCGACTACTACGCCAGCCTCCTGGACCTCTACCTCACGCGGTCCGTCGGAGATCAGACGCCGTGCGTCTGCGCCGGCTGACCGACTCCCGCACCCCCGGCCGTCCTCGGGCGCCGGGGGTTGCGCATGCCTGCACCGCTATGGTTTAATTAATTCATCGGAACGGCGCACTGCCGGGCCGCAGATGTTCGACCACAGACCACGGAAGGAGCCCGCCCGTGAACCGCGCGCAGGGCATCATCGTCTCCGCCGGCTGCATCGCCTCCGGCGCGCTCGGCTACCGGCTCGCCGGACAGGACGCCCGGGGCGGCATGGTCGCCTCCCTGATCCTGTCCGTGCTCGCCAACGCCGCGCTGGCCGCCGCGATCGTCGGCCGCCGCACCGCCCGCTGACCCGCACCACCGATCTGGAAGGAACCGACCACACGATGACCGACATGACCCTCTCCGAAGCTCTGGACCAGGCCGCCGACATCCTGTCCGACGTGAGCGACGAGGCCGTCACCAAGAACGGCCTGTGCACCGAGCCCGGGTTCGAGCTGGCCGCCACGGACGACGGTTCCGTCCGCGTCCGCTACCTGGTCACCCACGACGCACAGGCGGGGCTGAGGTCGGGCGAGATCGTCCCGTCCTCCGTGACCGAGGAGCGCAAGTACCGCATCGACGCCTACGCGGACGCCCTGCGCGAGCACGGCTGGACCGTGACGTTCCGGGGACGCAACGCCCTGGACCGCCCGGTGCACCTGCTCGCCACCCCGCCGACCACCCGCTGACCCCGAGAGGAGCCGACCAACATGGCTTCTGGACCCGAGCACTACAGCATCGCCGAGCAGCTCCTCGCCGAAGCGGACGGCGTGTTGCGCCCGAACGACGAGGGGCACTGCGAGGCCGACCGTCTGATCGCCGCCGCACAGGTGCACGCCACCCTCGCCCTCGCCGCCGCCACCGCGCTGGGGCATCTGGACGAAGGAATGCCGCTGACCGACCGGGACGACTGGTACAACGCAGCGTCCGGTCAGCCGTACAAGGTCTGAGCCCCGCCCGGGTCCACGGCCGCACGCCGTCCGTGGATCCTGCGAGGGACGCTCAGCCCTCACCGACCGCAGACCAAGGAATCGAGGAAGATCGTGACCATCGTGGCTTCGTACCCCATCGGCAACCCGGGCAGCCTGGCCAACGCTGACGCCCGCGCCGACGAGATCCGCTCCGCCGGCGGCACCGCCGAGGTGAAGGCCGACCCGGCCACCGACAGCTTCCGGGTGCACGTCCCGGACGAGAAGTGAGGATCGCGGACATGGCTGAGCCCGAGACGCGGGAGTGGTGCGAGCAGCGGGGACATCCGTTGATCACCTACAACCCGTGGCTGGACAAGACGTTCTGCCGGTGCGGCGTCGTCGTCCTGGACGGGGAGCAGCCGCAGGACATGCGGGCCAAGAGCGAGCTGTTCCACGACCACGCGCCCGGCGACCGATGCCGCTGCTACCTCCCGGCACACGCCGGCTGAGCCCCGCCCGGGTCCGGGGCCGACGCACGCCGTCGTCCCCGGACCCTGCGAGGGACGCTCAGCCCTCACCGACCGCAGACCAAGGAAGGAACCACCCCGTGAAGAAGATCCTCAACCGCCTGTTCGGCCCGCCCCCGGCCCGTACGCCTCTCACCGCCGAACAGCTCAACGCCGTCGCCGAGGGGATGCGCGTCTTCGCCGACGACCTGGACGCCGGGCACCCCATGGCCGTCGCCCTCATCAACGGCGGGGAGCCGCCCTGGGAGGACGCGGAAGCGGCCCGCCGGGCAGGCCACGTCGCCTGGGCCGACTGGCCGACCAGTTCCTGGCGTCACGACACCGACGACTGATCCTCGCCCGGGTCCGGGGCCGGCGCACGCCGTCGTCCCCGGACCCTTCGAGGCGGTTCGGTCTCACGACCACAGACCAAGGAATCGAGGAAGATCGTGGAGGTTCTGTACGTCCTTCGACGCATCACCCGCGCGGGAGCACTGGCCTACAAAGGCCAGTGCTCCCGCTGCGGCGGCTGGTTCGAGGACTGGTCGGGCGGCGTCTGCGACGCCTGCACGGCCGCCGGCCGCTGACCCCGCGCCACCGAACGACCCGAGCCCCGACGCCCCCGGCGCCGGGGCTTTCTCGTGCCCGGGGGTTGCCGCCGTCTTGCGCCAATGATTTAATCAATTCATCCCTACCGACTACGGAGGACACCGCTCATGACTCAAACCATCACGGCGGCCGGCGAACTGCTCGCCGTCATCCAGGGCGACGACCGTCTCGCGCCCTACATCACGCAAGTGCGGGTCAGTGCTCGACGCAAGACGTTCGGCATGTCCATCACCCCGGGCGAGGAGGGCGCCACCGTCGCGGTGCCTGAGTCCATGGCCGACCGGCCCGACTTCGTGCTGAAAGTGCTCCGGGGCAACATCCACCGGCTGGTCGCCATGGTGGTGAAGGCCCGCGAGCACGCGCCCGACACCTCGGCCCGTGAACTGGTCAACGGGGAGGGGTTCCTGTGGCTGGGGCGGAGTCGCCGGCTACGTCTCGTGGACGACGCTGCGGTGCCGCTGCGGCTCGTCAACGACGGGCACGGCGGGTGGCTGCACCTGGACCGGCAGGCCGCCAAGCTCGGGACGCGGCCCTTCATCGACTGGTACGTGAAGGAGGGCGCGGCCTGGCTCGCGCAGAACACGACCGGCATGTGGTCCAGGGTGGGCGGGGCCGCCGAGGCGCCCGTCATCCGCGCGGCCGACATCGGTGCGCGGCGCTGGGGCACCTACGACGGACGCCGCCACGAAGTCCGTATCGCCTGGCAGACGTTCCAGCTCCCGCCCAACATGATCCGGCACGTTCTGACCCACGAGCTGGTGCACGCCTCCCGCCCCGGCGGGAAGCCCCACGGCCCGGAGTTCTGGCGCCGGTTCGAGTGTGCCTGGCCCGGCTGCCGTGAGGACATGCGCCGGCTGAACGAGACCGGGCGCAGCGTGTGGATGGGCGACCTGTCGGCGTGACCCCGCTTGGGGTTGCAGCCGACCCGCGTCAATGATTTAATCAATTCATGGCCGGGTGACCGGCCGACCAAGGAACCCAGGAATCGAGGACCCATGACCAGCCTGTCCATCGAACGTCCGACGCGCAGCCCGCGCCGGGCACCGCATCTCGCTCATCTGCGGCTCGGCGAGGCCACCTACGGCCAGCCGGTGACCGTCGAGATCACCGACGAGGGCGCCGAGGAGACGTTCCCCGCCACGTTCTTCCGCACCGAGCGCGGCATGATGCGCTGCATCACCGAGTCCGGCGAGTCCCGCCTGTTCTTCCCCCGCGACGTGTTCCCGCGCCGCGAGCCCTACCGCCGGTGGATCGCCGTGTTCACCGACCGGGACAACAGCATCAACGTGCCCGTGCCGGTCATCGCCCGGACGGTCCTGGAGGCCCGCGCCAACGCCGCCGCCCGGCTGCACGCCCGGTTCGGGTCGAAGGCCGGGACCCGGTTCACCTTCCGTTCCGCGAAGAAGAGGGCGGACTGATGCTGACCGCCACCCGCACCCCCGGCTACAGGTACCTGATGCCGGACTCCCTCACCGCCGACACCTTCGACCCGGACGGCGACATCGACCTGATCGCCGTCGAGCGGGCCGCCAACGGCGAGACGGGTCTGCCGCTCACCCGCGCCGAGTCGGCCCGCGTCGCGCAGCTCCTGGACGGCGCCGGCCTGACCGCCCGCGAGATCGGCCGACGCATCGGCTGCAACCAGAGCACCGTCGAGGCGTGGAAGCGCCAGGGCTGGCGCCCCGGCCCGATCGGGGGTTACGGCTACGTGACCAAGGGCCGCACCCACCGGCGGGCCGCCGACGCGGCCTGACCCCGGAGCCCCGGACCCGCGCGGGTCCGGGGCTCCATCCCGTTAGGTACGAGACCACGGAATCAGGAAGGTACGTCCATGACTATCACCGTGAAGGACCCGGAGCGGTACCGCTTCGCCGCCGACAGCCTGCACGGCGTCGCGACCGTCGCCGTGCTGTGCGCCAACTGCTCCGAAGGGGAAGAGGGCAGCCCCGTGCACGTCTTCGACTTCCTTTTCCCGTCCCTGGCCGACGTGCGGGCGGTCATCGCCCAGCACGAGACGGCGGCGCACCCGGACGACGCCGCGCTTCTGCGGCACGCCGTCGCCCTGGTCGCCGAGACCCGGATGGGGTCGCCGTCGATGCTGTGTCGTCGGCTGCGTCAGGATCACGGCATCGTGGTCACGTTCGGCGGAGCGCTCGCCCTGCTCAACCGGATGGAGGACGCCGGAATCGTCGGCCCGGCCGAGGGCAGCAAGGCGCGCCCGGTCCTGCTCGACCAGCGGGCGGCCCTGGCCGCGCTGGAGGTGTCTTGATGGCCCGCTACTTCAGCGACGAGGAAAAGACCGTGCGGCCGGCGTCCGAGCGGCTGCTGCGCGACCTGGCTAGGTGCGATAACGGCGACGGTGTGCGTGTGCAGTACCTGTCCCGGGGTCGCTACCAGTGGGACGGCTCGCGGGCGGTCTACAACCGCTCCAGCTTCTGGCCGTTGTACGCGGCCGACCTGGTGGACGACGGCGGCAACGATGCGGCGCCCGTGAAGGTCACCAAGGCCGGCCGGCGGTACGTGGCCGAGCTGGAGCAGCGGGAGGCGCAGAAGACGCGGCCTCGCACGAAGCCGAACGCGGAGTCCCCTTCGGCCCTGCGTGCACTGGCCGCCCTGGCCCGGTTCGACGGGCCTGTGCTGCCCCACAGCGGCTTCCCACGGGGCATCTGGCGTCTTGGGTCCCGCGACGGTTTCGGCGCCCGGGAGACGACGTTCCACGCCCTCGTCGACGCCGGATACGCGCGGATCATCCCCGGCGATTTCATGGCCAGGCGCATCGTCATCACGGAGGCCGGCCGGGAGCGTCTGGCCCGCCGGCGGACCTGACCGCACCGTCCCGAAGCCCCGGACCACACCGGTCCGGGGCTTCGTCGTTTCCGGGGTTGTGTGCGCCGCCGAGTCTATGGTTTAATTAATTCATCAGGGCGCCGGCCGGGCGGCCAGGACCGCGCAGCAGCGGGGAAGCCTCCGGCCGGCGTCCGGGACAGGAACCGACCACGAGGAGCCGACCATGACCGAATACGGAATCTTCAGCGAAGCGGCCGGCGGCTGCATCGAGTCCGGCCTGTACTCCGTCGCCGAGGGCGAGGAGCGGCGGGCCAAGCTGGTCGCCGAAGGCGAGGACGCCGGCGACCTGGCCGTCAAGGAGATGTGCCCCGACCACGAGGAGCAGCCCAAGGACGGCTGCGAGGAGTGCGCCGACGAGGACGACGAAGAGGCGGACGAAAACTGACGCACCCCATCCGAGGCCCCGGACCACGCTGGTCCGGGGCCTCGGCATTTCCTGGCCGGCCCGACATCCGGGGTTGCGCGCGTTGCCGAGACTATGGTTTAATTAATTCATCAACAGGTGCCGACCAAGGAGCTGACCGTGACCGAGCAGACCTGGACCCCCGTGGACTTCGCCGACATTGCCGAGGGCGACACCCTTCTCTTCACGACCCGGGACAACGGGTTCGGCGGCAGCGGCGACTTCATCGAGCGCACCGGGACGGTCACCAAGGTCACGGCCAAGACCGTCACCGTCAAGGTCGTGGGGTCCAACCCGTTCGCCGAAAACGTCTTCTCGGGCGGCAAGTCCCGCGAACTGGGCCGGACCGCTGTCCTGCGTCTGGCCGACTGGTACGGCCGTTCGGTGCGCCGGCTGGTAACCGACGAACCTCGCCGTCGGGAGTTCACCGAGGAGAACATCCAGTACGTGCACGAGCGCGGCCAGGTGACCGCCGTGTTCATCGCCGACCCGAAGCTGGCCCGCGACCCCAAGGCCGCGCTGGACGCGTGGATGAACTCCGGTCTGGTGGACGACGCCGGCGTGCAGCCCGTCGCCGAGGCGACCCTGTTCCGCCAGACGGAGGGCGCCAGCTTCTCCGGCTGGGTCGTCCGCCGGGGCCTGGAGTACGCCGACCAGGTGCCCAACAAGGCCGAGGCGATGGAACAGCTTCGCCTCGCCGTCGCGCAGCACTTCAACCGCTGATTCGGCGATCCGGCGGACCCGGTGCACGATGCCCGGGTCCGCAGCCGCACGAGAGGACCAAGGAACCCATGAACCTGACCGTCACGTTCGTCTGCCGCAGCAACACCGAGGCCGCCTGCATCCGGGACGCCGTCAGCCGCTACGCGCGGGTGCTGCGCGAGGCCGGGACCGACCTGCGCAACTACGCGCCCGCGAGCGAGGGCGGTGCCGGCTTCGACTGGGACGCCGTCCGGCGGGCCGCCGGCGACATGCACCGGGGCTCGGTCACGTACATGTCCCGCCGGATGGCCCTGGCCATCTTCGAGGCGCTGACGTTCGAAGGCGTCGCGCCCGACGCGGCGGCCCGGCTGGACGACGCCATCGAGCGGGCCGGGCGCCCGGCGTCAAAGCAGGGATTCTTCCAACCCGGCCGCACATACTCGGTCCGCCGGGGCGGGCCCGACACCCCGGAGATGTTCCGTTTCCGGTGCCGGTCCGTTACGCAGCACCCGGGGACGGGAGAACTCCTGGCGGTGGGCGAGCACGGCCGACTGCGAGCGGGCGACGGGGAGTGGATCTGGACCCCCGACACGCGCACCGCCGCCGACTGGGACAAGGGCTTCGCCGGGTGGGTGGACATCACCGATCGCACCCGCTGAGCACCGCCTGACCACGGAATCGCAGACCACGGAAAACCCCCGGCCGCCGTATGATCCCGGCGGCCGGGGCTGAAGGGGAGGAACACCGATCATGGGGACCGCAGTGCAGGACCGCATCACCGACCCGGGCTTCGCCGCCGCGCAGGCCGCGACCGACGCCGCCGCCGCCGATCTGCGCGCACTGGGCATACCGGCCGACATCGCGTTGACCGTCGTCCGCCGGGCCTACGGCGCCGGGCTGGACCGTGGGCTCTACCTCGGTCTGCGCGGCCGGCGCAGCGACTCGGCGTCCGGGGTTGCGCCCTGCGGCACCATCTGATTTACTTAAATCATCAGCCCGACGGACTACGGAACGAGGAACCGACCATGAGCGAAACCCGGGGCAAGGGCGGCGGACACAGCAAGGGCCAGACGATGCCGTACAGCGTCCTGCGCACCTGGGACGGCGGCAAGCCGACCCGGTCGTCGCACTGGACCATCGGCGCGGCAGAGGAAAGCCTGTACGAGACGCTGCGCGCCGCCAACCAGCGCGGGCTCGCGGTCGAGACGAGCATCATCGACCGGGCTACCGGGGAGACCGTGCACGCCCCGCAGCGCTGCGAGGTCTGCGGTGAGCGCTGGGCCACCGAACTGGCCGCCGGCCAGTTCGGCGACGACTACACGCGGTGCTCCGAGTGCGAGGACGAGGACATGCCCGAGGCCGAACCGGCGGCCGTCGCCGCGCAGGAGCCGGAGACCCGGCACCGCGTCGTCGGGACGGAGCCGGTCAAGGCTCGGTTCCTCGTGGACCAGTCCGCCGGCTCCAAGCTGGCGGACCCGGCGGCGGTCCCCGAACTGGCCCGGCCGCTGATCGCCACCCTTCGGTCGCGGGGCCTGGACGTCGTCGGCGCCGAGGCGGACGGCACGGTGACCGTGGAGGCCAACGGTATCCGTTGGACGCTACGGCCCGAGATGCACGCTGTCACCGGCGAGCCGTGCGGCGTGTGGTCGGCGATCAACCCGGACGGCCTGTCGCGCGGGATGTTCACGGCCCACAACGCGGCGTCGTTCCTCGCCCGCCGCCCGGTCGCGTAGGGCCGGGTCATGAACGACGACCAGTGCCCCAACTGCATCGACGGCACCTGCACCGAATGCGACGGGGACGGATGCGAGGAGTGCAGCGGGGGCGGGACGTGTCCCGACTGCGACGGCACGGGCCGTCAGGTGTAGAACCGCACGACGGCCGGCCGGGAGCCGCGATCCCGGCAACAGGGGCTTGTAGCACAGAAGGCAGTGCACCGTAGAGCGCGCGACCTTGGTCGGTTCCCGCGCGCTCCGGAAGACTCCGGTTCGACTCCGGACAGGCCCACTCGAAGACCACCGACCGAAGGAAGCGAGGAAGCATGACCGCATACCGAGAGCTGATCGACACGTACGGCCGGTCCACGGCCGACGTGTTCGGCACGTTGGACGAGTTCCGGCTGAAGCTGGACGACTGCATCGCCGAGGCCCGCAACGCGGTCCGCGCCGAGATCCTGGGTGACGACCTCAACCCGTCCGTTCTCGTGCTGTACGCACGGGCGTACCGGGACCTGCGGGACGGGATCATGGCCACCATGACCGACCCGGACCGGTGGGACGGGGACGAGTCGGAGGACACGATCCTGCTGCGCTACGTGCAGTGGCTCGCCGCCGGCCGGCTGGCCGAGGACGGCGAGCCCGTCTTGGTGTCGTCCGTCCCGGACGGGGTGCCCGTCGGGTCCATGGAGTACCGGGTGGCGCGGGACGAGAAGACGTGGGCCCCGATCGCCACCGAGGAGGCTGCCCGGGACATGGTCGTCACGTACGCCCGCCACTTCCCCGAGCCCCGGCCCTATGCGGAGCAGCGCACCGTGCGCACCTGGCCGGACGGCTCGGTGCTCTACGGCCCGTGGGCCCGACTGGAGGACGAGGCATGAACACCGCCCGTTTCGCGGCCGTGTACGCCGCGCTGACGGCCTCGCACGAGGTAGCTGACCACTGGGTCCAGTCGGACGGCCAGGCCGTCGCCAAGGGCCGTCCGGGGCCGGAGGGCGCGCGGGCCTGCGCGGCGCACGTCGCCACCTACGCGGCCACACAGGCGCTCGCCCTGGCCGCCGTGCAGCGCGTCACCGGCACGCGGCTGTCCTGGCGCCGGGCCGCCGCCGGACTCGCCGTGTCGGCGGTGACGCACTACGTCGCTGACCGGCAGGGCGGGCACTGGCGGGACGAGCACCCGCGCGGCGTCGTCCGCTTCGCGTCCGACACGCTCGGCAAGTCCGGCTGGCTGCGCAACGACCCGACGGCCGGGTACCTGATGGATCAGTCCTGGCACAAGGGCTGGATCTTCGTGGCGTCCCTGGTCGCCGCCGGCGACTGACCGGCCCACCGCGCGGCGAAGCCCCGGACCACCACCACGGTCCGGGGCTTCGCCGCGTTCACGGCTGCTTCGGCGTGGCCAGCCGTTCGATCTTGCGCGCGAGATCGGCAACCTGCGCAGACATCTCGGCGCCGCGCTGCGGATCGGCGGCCAGCATGTCCGGGATGACCTTGCCGCGCAGAGCCTTGTGCGCGGCGCGCAACGCGGTCATCCCCTGCTCCATGCGGATCGCCGCGCGGGCCGCCCCCGGGGTGTCGGCCACCTGGGGCTCCCCGCTGGCCGGCTGCGTCGGGACGGCCTGCTCGGGCGCGGGCACGGCGATGTAGTTCAACCGCTTGGCCGTGTCCTTCATCGCGGCGGCCGTCAGCTTGCCCTCTTGCCGGGCGGCAGCCACCACTTCGCGCACGGCTTGCTCGCCGTGTTCGGCCAGGACCGGGGCCAGCACACGGGCGTGGGACTCGACAGGGGCCGTGTCGAAAATTTTCGACAAGACGGTCATCGTCGGCGCCGCGTCGATGAGCTGATACGCCCGGGTACGGTCCATCTGCCAGCGCTGGACAACGTACTCCTCGAAGGAAGCGTTGCGCAGCAAGTACAGGTCGTCGTCGCGGATGGCGCGCAGCGCGGTGCCTGCCTCCACGACGAACCGGGCGCGGGCCGCCTTCAGCGAGGACTCGGCGCGGTCCTGCGCCGCCTGCATCGCTGCCTCGAACACCGTCAGGCGTTCCTCGTCGGTGCCGGTGACGGCGGCCGGGTCCACCGGGTCCGGGGCGAACGGGTCGGTGACGGCCGGCGCCTTCTTCTCCGTGGCCTGGCTGTGCCGGGCGCGCAGAAGGGTCGTCAGGTCACCGCCGGCGGTGGGCGCCGGGAGTTCCTTCGGGCTCATCGGGCCGCCCCGTCCAGGACGCGGGCGATGCTGCGGAAGGCTTCGGCGTGCTCGGACTCCGGCAGGTACTGGACCGGCGTCTGCCCGTACCGCCACGCTTCCGTCACTATGACCGCCTGCGGGACGGTCGCCAGGATCGGCAGGCCGTCCAGCGCCTTGAGTTGGTCCAGCACCGACTCGGCGAGCTTGGTGACCGGCCGGCGCAGCAGGTTGACCACGAGGCCGTGAAGGGTCAGCGGCGTCTCGCGCAGGTCGGCGTCCACGGAGGCGATCTGAGGCAGCAGGAGGCTGAGCGCGTTGAGCGAGGAGTCTTCGGCCTGCACGGGGATGAGCACGCCGTCGGCGGCGGTCAGCGCATTGTCGGTGAGGATGTCCAGCGACGGCGGGGCGTCGATGAGTACGTGGTCGTAGACGTCGCGTGCCGGGGCGAGCAGCTTGGCCAGGCGGTGTTCCCTGGCGCGCTGCTTGTCCAGCTCGCGCACGGCCATGAACATCTCGATCGTGTTGGGCAGCACGTCGAGCCGGCCGGCCGGCTGGGTGTGCTGCACGATCAGGTCGGCGACCGATCCGGTGAAGTCGCCGATGAGCGCGCGGTAGAGGTTGGCCGCGCCCTCCCCGGGCGGTGCCTGCGGGATCTTCAGTCCGCTGGTGAGGTGGCCCTGCGGATCGAAGTCCACCACAAGGACGTTGCGGCCGGCCTCGGCGAGCGCCCCGGCGGTGCCGATGGTCACGGCCGTCTTGCCGACACCGCCCTTCTGGTTGGTAACGGCGGTGATCTGTGTCATTTCGTTCCCTTGGTCGGTGGTCGTCGGGGACGAGACTAGCGAGCACCCCGGTCCTGGTTAGCGGCGGCGCGGGGATTGCCTTCCCTCCCCGATGATGCTTTAATTAATTCATCGCCACCCCGCAAGAGCACTGACACCTCCGGTGAACAGCGACGAACCCGCCTCACGGCGGCGAGACTTCGGCCCGTGCAAGCCGGGCCGGGGCGGCGCAAACGGTGGATCAAGGAAAGAAGGAACCGATGCAGAACGACCCGCGCAGCGCGTACATGGCCCCCGTCGGCCGGCCCGTGTTCGGCGCCGAGGCCGACCGCCTCCGCGACGACCTGGCGACGGCGCGCACCGCGCCCGTGGACGAGCCGCTGTGGGGCCGGACCGCGTTGGCGATTCGGGACATTCTCCGTACCGTCTGATCGCCCCGGCCGGGGCCACGCGGCCCCGGCCTCCCGCATCTACGACCAAGGAAGGAACCGACCGATGACCGTAGCTCCCGAGGCTCCGGCCGCCGAAACGCCCGCCGCTGACGCCCAGCCGGCCGCGCGCATCACCGCCGGGCACAAGGCGATCATGGACGCGCTGAAGACCGTCGAGCTGGCCGTGTCCAAGCGGCCCCCGGTCCCCGTGCTGCACGGCGTCCTGCTGGACGCGACCGGCCGCGCCGTGACCCTGCGCGCCTTCGACTACGACGTGTCCCTGTCGGTGACCGTGGACGGCGCCACCGGCGACGGCCTGTCCCTGGTCAACCACGCCGACATCAAGGCGTCCCTGGCCGCCGCCGTCGCCGGCGAGAAGCCGGCCGTCGCGGCTGCCACGCCGGTCACCGTCGCCGACGGCGTGCTGTCCACGCCCGACCTGGCGGTGCCGCTCAACACGCTGGACGCCGCCGAATACCCGGCACTGCCCCCGGCGCCGGCGCCGCTGGCCACTGTGGACGGCGGGGAGTTCTTCACCGCGCTGGCCCGGGTCCTCCCGGCCGCCGGACGCGACATCACGCTGCCCGCTCTGACCGGTATCTACGTGAAGCTGTCCAGCGGGAAGCTGCGCATGGCCACCACCGACCGCTACCGGATCGCCGTCGCGGAACTGGACGCGCAGCCGTGGGACGGCGCCGCGAGCACTGAGGCCGCGACGATCGTCTCCGCTCACCTGCTGGGCGCGCTGGCCAAGAAGCTCGGCAAGTACACCGGGCCGGTGTCCTTCGGCGTCGCCGGCGACGGCAGCGGGTTCACCGCCTTCGGGATAGGCGCGGTCGTGGCCACCATGCGCACGCAGCCGGTAGACCAGTGGCCGGTACCCGCTCTGACCCTCATCCCCGACGAGGCGACGCCGGGCACAGTGACTGTGAGCCGTTCCGCGCTGACGCTGGCGGTGAAGAAGGCGGACGCGCTGGGCGTGGCCAAGGGCAAGGGGCTTCCGGTGGCCGTCTGGTTCGGCGCCGACGATCTGATAGAGGTGGCGCCCCGGCTGCCGGAGAACCGGGACAAGGTGCGCGGTGTCGTCGTGCCCGGCGAGGCCGTGGACGGCCGGGGCGACCTGCCCGAGCTGATGCACTTCAACGGGTCGTTCCTGCTGGACGCGCTCGGGTGCTTCACCGGTGACACGGTGACGCTGCACCTGCGCAGCGAGACGAAGCCGATGCTGCTCACTGACGGTCCCGACGTCGCCGGCGACGGCTACCTGCACCTGATGATGCCGGTCCGCGTCGAGGACTGACCGCAGCACCCCGAGCCCCGGGCCCGCACGTCGGGCCCGGGGCTTCGCCGTGTCCGGGGTTGCGCCGTTCGCCGAACCTATGGTTTAATTAATTCATCGGGACGGACACGCCGACCCGGGGATGAAGGAGCCGGCCATGAACGCCACCACCACCCTGACGATCACCCGCGACGAGATCACGGACGCGGCCGAGCTGATCGACCTGTACGAAGCCGACGACCAGAGCGACGAGGGCTTCAGCATCCGCGAGGAGTACAGCGGCCGGGGGATGTTCGGCACCACCTGCGCCGGCATCGACTTGGACAGTGACGAGGTGCTGCCGTTCGTCGCCGCGCTCACCGCGCTGCTCACCGAGCGGGACCGGCTGGGGGACGCGCTGTCGCTGGCCAGCAAGGCGCGTACCGACTCCATGGGCTCCGACGTCGTCCTGTACTGGCCCGGCGTCACGATCACCGACTGACCGGCCGACGGAGCCCCGGACCCCGCATCTCGGGTCCGGGGCTCCGTCGTGTCCGTGCCGGGCCGATTGTGCCGGCGTCCGTTTTGCTCAGGTACGCGAGTTGCGCGACTCATGAGACCTATGGTTTAATTAATTCATCGGGATGGACACGCCGACCCGGGGGTGAAGGAGCCGACCATGAACGCCACCGCCGCTCCCCGCTACACCGTCACCTACACCGACGCCGGGGGCGTCGAGCAGGTCGCCGGCGCCGGTAGCGACAACGATCTGGTGGCTCTGCTCCAGGCACTCGTGCAGATCGGTGCTCAGAAGATCACTCCGGTCGTCACCGCCGCCTGACCCGGACGCGATGTCACCCGAACGGGTGAACCTGCGCCCGCCCAACTGACCAAGGAAGAAGGAAGGCATGACCACACTCCTCCCCGAACTGACCGAATTCGCCGACGTCATGGACGGCGAAACGGTCCTGCGCCTGGTCGCCGTCGGCGACGGCCGCGTAATGATCTCAGTCGCCCGTCACGGGTACGCGCCCGTACCGGGGGTAGCCGTCGAGCCGGTTTGGGTCGGACCGCTCTCCTGCTGGTTCGCCGGCGCGGACGTGCGGTGCGACATCGGCCCCGACGGACAGCCGCCCGTCGCCCGGTACTTCCTGCGGATGATCTCCGACGGGTGCCGGACGGTGGACGTGCTGGGTCTGCGATCCCGGGCGCAGATCGTCCGCGACCGGCCCGACGGGCCCGTTCACGTCACCACCGTTCGTGGGGGCGGCCGGCTCGCCGACGGGTTCACCGTCTGTCTCTCCCCGGGGCAGCGACGGCAGGTCGCCGACTGGTTGTCTTGCCAGGTCGCCGTCTGACCTGTGCTGTTCGGTGATTCGGCGGACCGGTGGCAGCATCGGCACTGGTCAGCCGAGCGGGTATCCCCTGCCGCCCGCGCGGCACGGAGCCCCGTCCACATCCCCCGGACGGGGCTCCGGCACTTCCCCGATCAAGGGAGCATGACCACACCGAGGAGAGACCTCATGAACGACCGCACCATAACGATCACGATTACGCACACCCGGTCCGACGGGACCCTGCTGGAGGGCAGCTCCAAGGGAGACGGCGTGCTGGAAGTCGTCCGGCCTTTCGGGTTCCGCTTCTTCCCCTCCCTCGGAGTCCTGGGCATCGTCCGCTCGCGGGACCGGGCCGCGCAGATGCACCGCATCAACGGCGCCAAGGCCGCGCTGGAGGAGGCCGGATGGGCGGTCAGACTGCACGTGGACGAGGACATCGCGCGCAGCTTCGCCGAAGCGGAGGCCGAGCGGTCGCAGCGCGCCGGGGAGCGGGCCGAGCGGTTCACCGCCCGCTCCGCACGGGCCTCCGCAGCGTCGGACGCCGCCCGCGCCCGATCGGACGCGATCAGCGAGCACATCCCGTTGGGGCAGCCCATCCTGATCGGACACCACAGTGAGGCCCGTGCCCGTCGGGACGCGGAACGCATCACCGCCGGAATGCAGCGGTCCGTGGACGAGCACCGACGGGCCCGGTACTGGGAAGGGCGGGCCGAAGCGGCGGCTGGGCACGACGAGCGCCGGCACGACCCGGAACGCACGTTGCGCCGAATTGAGAAGCTGAAGACCGATCAGCGCCGGATCCGGCGCACGCTGGGCAAGGTGACGCCGGGCACCGACTGGGCGCGGGAACTGCGGCGCCAGGACGACGAGCTGTCCGAGCAGATCGCCTACTGGGAATGCGTGATCCGCCGGGCGGTGGAGGCCGGGCACAAGGTGTGGGGCCCGGACGACTTCACGAAGGGCGACTTCGTGCACTACGGCAGCCGGTGGCTGGAAGTGCTGCGGGTCAACCGCAAGACCCTGACCGTGCCGTCCACGCTGCGCAGCAACCGCCGGGTGGTGCGCTACGCGGACAGCGGCCTGACCTTCACCGACAAGCTGGCGTACACCGACGGGATCAAGGGCCGGCGCAGCGCCGACGAAATGGATCAAGACGTCTGATTCCGCACACGCGGCGGGACCCCTGAACCGTGCGGTTCGGCGGGGTCCCGCCGCGTTCCGTTTGTGGGTGCCGGACATTTGCTTATGGTCCGTACCTCCTTCCCAGGTGTGAAGGACGTGTGTCGGTTCGCCCTTACGATCAGCACCCTTTGTGTACGTGCATATGCCAGGGGTGAATGAACATCACAAGCGGAAATCTGTCCATCACTTACTGTGATCCGTACGTAATTCCGCTTGTGTGTCTTCACCGTCGTATAGACATACGGCAATAGTTCACCCATGAACATCGGCCACCCGAGGAGCAGGGAGACAACGGATGACGGGAGACTGGACCGCGTCCGAGGTGCGATGGCAGGACGACGCGGCGTGCGCCGGGCTTGACCTGGACCGCTTCGTTCCGGACAAGGAGGACCCCGAAGGGCTGGCGGCGGCACGGGAGATATGCGGCCCGTGCCCGGTGCGGGTGACCTGCCTCCAGTACGCGATGGTGTACGGACAGCGGGGGTACTGGGGCGGCACCGACACCGAGGAGCGGAAGCGCCTGAAGGCGAAGAAGGACCGGGCCAAGTGCCCGTCCTGCGCGTCGCGCCGGGTGGTCGGCCCGGTAACCGGCAGGGCCGGCGAGCCGGTGGACCTGTGCATCGGCTGCGGCCTGTCCTGGCCGACGGCCGCAGCGGCCACGCCTCGCGTATTGTCGTCGCAGCGCAAGGCGGCCTGACGACCCTCCCCGCTGACATCGGGGAGGGTCGTCAGGCTCGCGCACAAAAGTAAGGGCCGGACGGACTGCATGACAGTCCGTCCGGCCCTTGTGCGCCAAGCGCGGCTTGAACTACGCGACGGCCGCCGGGGCGACGGCCTGAATCGAGCGCGCGTGCTCCCACGCCTCCAGCCAGCGCCACGCGTTGGCAGTCAGCCGCTGCCCGTCGGCCGCCGCCCGGCCGGCCTGCGCCAGCTCGGTGCGCGCGGCCTCGCTGCGCACCAGGCGCCGCAGCTCCCGGTACCACCGGCGCGGGGTGTCGGCGAGCACGCCGGCGCCGAGCGCGTGGAACTTCGCGTACTCCACCCGGGGCGAGGCCACCCACGGGATCCCGAGCGCGGACATCTCCAGCGGCTTCAGCCGGGACTTGGCCGCGTTGAACCGGGTGTCGGCCAGCGGGGCGATGCCCACCCCGATGTCGGCCGCGACGGCCGCCGCCCACCCGTGCACGTCCACGCCGGTGCGCCCCTGCGGGTCGGCGGTGAGCCCGAACGCGGCGCCCACCCCGGTCGGGTCGCCGACCACGCGGAAGTCGGCGCCCTCCGAGACGAGCCGGGCGACCGCGCCGCCGACCGGCGCCGGGTCGTCCGGGTGCGAGGCCAGCGAGGCCGGCCAGCCGATGACGCCGCTGTCCGTGTGCGCCACGCCGAAGTAGTGGTCGGGGAGGTAGTTGTCCACGACGATCCCGCGCCCGTGCCGGGCGTAACGCTCCAGCAGCGCAGGTGTGGACGCGGTGACCAGGGTGGCCGCGCGGCAGGCGTCGGTCAGGTGCGTCCAGGAGTGCCGGTGGACCTGACCTCCCCGCATCCGGCCGGCTCCGCGCGGGTGCATCGACTCGTAGGCCGGGTTCCGGGGGTGCACGCAGGTGAGGTCGTCGTCCACGTCCACGACGACGGCGACGCCCTTGGCGCGCAGCAGCGGCACCGCCTCCGCCATCCACTGGTGGGTGAGCCGCTGGAAGACCATGACGTCCGCGTCGCAGTCGAGGACGTCGTCCACGGTCTCGCCGGGCCCGATGCGCAGCTTCAGCCCCCGGTTCTCGGGCGGGCGTATTTCGACGTCGTGCCCGGCCGCCGCGAGAGCCTGCGCCGGCCAGGTCACCCGGAAGTGCCCGCAGCCGCCGGCGTCGGCCGGGTAGCAGACGACCTTCACGCGTCACCCTTCGTTGTCGCGGCGTTCCCGTCCTTGGCGGCCGGGGTGTTTCCGGACGTCTTCGTCTCGGACGCGGACGGCTGCGTCTGCCCGGCGTCGGAGGCGTCCGTGCGGGCCGCTGTGCGCCCGCGTGTCGTCCTCCTCCGGGTCTCCGCACCGCTGGTGCCGCCGGAGCCTTCCACGGCCGCCAGGCGGGCGCTGACGTCCTTCAGTTCGGCGCGCAGGGGTTCGACGGCCGCAGCGACGGCGGCGTCCACGGTCTCGCGCAGTCTGGCCTCGGCGGACATCAGGCGGTCTCCCCTTCGTCGGTGCGGAAGGCGGCGAGCAGCGCGCGGATCTCGCGGATCTCGCGCAGCGCCGCCTCGGAGTTGGCCCGCGCGGCGCGGGCGTCGCGCACGGCGGTGAACAGCGCGTACCGCGCGGTCCAGGTCGGGTTGGTCTCGTAGTCGCTGTTCCCGAGCGGCGGCGGCACGGCCTCGATCACGTCGGCGTACCAGACGTCTTCGGCCGGCGTCCGGTCCGGTGCCGCCGGCTTGGGCGCGGGGGCGGGCGGCTTGGGCTGCGCCTCGGCGGCGCCCGGGTTCCACGACGCGGGGTGCCGCAGCCGCTCGGCGACGTCGGCGCGGAACTGCTTCATGCTGAACGTGAACCGCCCGCGCGAGCCGTAGCCCTCCACCGGGCCCTTCGGGTCGATCTTGCCTTCGACGGACGTCTCCAGGTGCCCGCCGCAGGAATCGGCCGACCAGCCGTGGTGGCGGCAGACGGCGGCGTTGAACCGGACCCAGGCGTCGTACTGCGCCCGGGTGTAGACGTCCTTGCCGTCGCCCTCGTTCTCCGTCTCGATCCCGTAGGCGCGGTCGTTCCCGTCCACGGTGCCGGACGCCCGGGACGGTGCCGGGTGCGTGGACGACTCGTGGAGGAACGAGTTGTAGGCGTTCACCGCCATCAGCCCGGCGTGGTTGGCGCGGCCGGCGCTGCACATGGTGACCAGGCCGGACTTGGCGAGGTGGGCGTGCGCGAGCGGGGCGGGCAGGCCGGGTACCCCGGTCTCGGCAACCACCTTCAGCGAGCTGGTGCTCGCCGTGTGGTGGTTGAGGATCATGTGCACGGGGCCGAACGGCAGGCCGGTGGCGCCGTCGCGCTTGCGGGTCCTCCAGCCGGAATGCTCAGCGACCTTGACGCCTTCGGCGCGCAAGATCGTCAGCCACCGGTCGGGTGTCAGCGGGATGGCCATGGGTTTTCCCTCTCCGTGTCTCCCGGACGACAAGCCCGGCCTGGCAGATCATCAGGACGCCGAAGGCTCCGGCCGCGACGCCCCGCACCACACGCAGCGCTTCGGCGTCGGCGGCGCCGGTGTAGGTGCAGACGGCGATGGCCATGAACACGGCAAGGGCAACCGCCTTGCCCACCAGCAGACGCCCGACATGGGAACGCCACCACGGGGCGAAGAGGCTGTAGACGGCGACGAACGCGGTACACCCCACGAAGGCCAGGACCGACCCCACCAGGTTCACCGTCATACCGCCCGTCATCGGAACCGTCCTCCCAGCGCGTCGCGCACCATCGGTGCGAGGTGGTTTCGCTCCCGCGCCGCGTGCAGGGTACGTGCGATCTCCGATATCTCCGACTCGCGCGCACGGGCCTCTTCCATGCCGCGTTCGACGCTCTCCAGCGCCTCCCGGGCGGCCGGGTCGAGACGTCGCGGGGCCCGCTTAACCCTCCACAGCAGGAACCTCTTCACGGGCACCGCCTCCCTCCGCGCGGTTGAGACGGGCCGCCTCGCCGACGGCCTCCAGGACGCTGCGGGTGGTCTGCGTCGTGGACATCAGGGCGTCGATCTGCGCGGCCTGCACCGCGTTCAGTTCCTGGGCTTTCTCGGCGATGAGCTGCCAGGTGGCGATCTGCTTGTCCTTCTCCTCGCGCACCATGTCCAGCGTGGAGCGCGGGACGAGCAGGCCGCGCAGCACCATGAGCACGACCAGGACGAGGATGCCGCCCGCGCCGAGGGTGGGGGTGATGAGTCCGGTCAGTTCGTTCACGGCGTGCTCACAGCGGCAGGACCCAGATGCGGCGGCTGTCGGCCACACCGGTCCCGGAGGAAACGTTGTACATCAGCCTGAACGTGTTCATGCCGGGCGTCAGCCCGGTGCACAGGTCCACGGTGGAGCCGCGCAGGAACATCCCGGAGTTGGCCGCGTTGCCGGACGCCGAGTAGCCGATGGAGCGCGTGTTGATCGCGGCCCGTGTGGTGGCCCCGGACACCTCGTAACTGCACTCGACGCGAGCGGTCGCGGAAGGGATGTTGAGCGTGGCGCGGAACCCGACCAGCGCCATGACGCCCGTGTTGATGGTCACCCACGGACCGGGGTTGCCGGCGGCCGGGTCGGCGAACGTGGTCGAGGTGATGGTGGCCTCGGTGTTGTCGGTGGCCGCGCCCGGGGTGCGCTCGGCGATCCGGTTGGTGTCCGTCACCGCGAAGATGGATCCGGGCGTGGTGGCCTTGGCCGGGGCGGTCTCCAGCAGGTTGTCCCGGATGGACGCGTTGAACTGGGCGGCCTGGAACACGCTGCCCGATACAGCGGTGAACGGCGCGGTCCACGCCATGGGTCTGCTCCCTTCTACAGCGGCAGGACCCAGAGCCGGCGGTACTCCACCGAGCCTGTCCCGCTCGACACGTTGTACAGCAATTTGAACGTGTTCATGCCCGGCGTCAGCCCGGTGCACAGGTCCACGGTCCCGGTCCGGAGCCACATGCCGGCCGCGTTGCCGGACGCCGAGTAGCCGATGGACCGGGACCGGGACGCCTCCCGCTGGGTGGCACCCAGCACCTCGTAGCCGACCTCGATCCGGGCGGTCGCCGACGGCACCTTGACGACCGCCCGGAACCCGACCAGCGCCGTGACCCCCGTCTCGATGGTCAGCTCCGGGCCCGGCCGCCCCTCGGCCGGGTCGTCGAACGACGTCGCCGAGATGGCCAGGGTGGTGTCGTCGGTCCAGGCGTTGGCCCGCCGCGCCACGATCTCGCCCCAGCCGGCGGTGACGAAGTAGGACGAGGGCAGACCCGCCTTGGCGGGCATCGTCTCCGACAGGTTGTCGCGCACGTAGGTGTTCATCTGCGCGGCCGTCAGAACGCTGCCCGCCACGGCGGTCATGGGGACGGTCCAGGCCATCGGTCAGACCTTGGGCGCCGACGTCGGCGCGGTGCCGGACCCGGAGCCGCCGCCGACATCCGGAGTGGTGGGGTTCTGGTTCTCCTCGTCGATGACCGGGGCGGTCAGCGGCAGCTTGGGATAGCTGTCGTTGACGATGGCCGTGAAGTGGTTGACCAGCTCGGTGTCGGTGGCCACGCCCTTCATGACCAGACCGCGCAGGGTGCCGCCGATGAGCACGCACACGGTGGCGACGGCCGCGCGCAGCGGCAGGTCCGACTGACGCAGGTCGCTGCCGAACTTCAGGCTGATCACTTCGCTGGCGTTGTAGAGCTTCTGGGCGAAGTCCTTGGTGGACAGAGGCATGAGGCCGGTCCTTTCTCAGAGGGGTATGACGGAGATCTCGCGGTTCTTGAACGAGGTGTTCGAAGCGCCCGCCTGGTAGCGCATGGTGAACGTGTTGATGCCGGGGGTCAGCCCGGTGAACACGTGGGTGGACCCGTGCCGGGTCCAGTTGCCGGCGCTGATGCCGTCCTCCTGGACGGCCCAGGTGTCGGACGCCGGCAGGTTGGTGGCGCCGCTGACCGCCACCGAGTAGGCGGCGGCCGTGTTGTTGGTTGCCACGGAGGCCGACGCCGCGAAGAAGACGATGGCGATGGTTCCGGTGACGGCGCCGACGGACGGGCCGGGCGTGGCCAGGTCGGTGTAGCTGGTGGCCGTCGTGGACTCGGTGGCGGCCACGAAGTCGGTCGCGGGCACCCGCACAGCGATGGCGTTGGGCCCGGTGGAGACGAACAACTGGCTGGGCGCGGTCGCCTTGGCCGGGGCGGTCTCCTGCAAGTTGTCGCGGACGTGCGTGTTGAAGGCGGCGGCGGTGAAGGTCGATCCCGCCACGGCGGTCATAGGTGCGGTCCAAGCCATTGGTTTTCGGCCACCTCCAGCGGGGTCCGGTCGGAGCGTCCGAGGCCGCGTACCGCCGCTGTACCGCCTGTACCGTGTGCTCCGTATAACCCCTATACGTAAGGGATTTTTTCGTCATAGGTCAATGACGGTACAGACGGTACAGAGGCGGTACGGGGGCACCGACCTGCACGTTTTCGGGGTTAACCCTTAGTGTGGTTAACGACTTTCGCGGGTCTTCGAGGCCGCGCGGGCCCGGATCACGTCACGCCATGGGCCTCCGCCTCCTCCCGCAGCTCCCCCACCGACTGGCCGTGCGGCAGTCCGAATTTGACCGCCACCGGGTGGTCGGTGGGGTACCAGTTCCGCGTGCTCGGCACCGGCCGGCGCAGCAGCTCGGCCAGCAGGTCGTGGCGGTTGTCCGGCCAGGACACCTCCGCCTGCGCCCCGCAGTGCGAGCACTGGAAGAACCCGACCGGCACGTCCCGGGGCCCGCCCATGCGGGACGGCCGGTACAGGAATTCGACGTTGCCGCACATGTGCTGCGGGCAGTCCGCCACCCAGTCCCCGCCGTAGACGTACGCCCGCGCCGGGGCCATCAACTGCTCCATCGCGTCCCCTCTCATGTCCCGAACCGCCCCGTGTCGAAGCGGCCCTGTTCCGGGTGGTCGAAGACGAACACCGTCGCCGGGTCCTCCTGCTCCACCAGGCCGAACACGCCCTGGTCGAAGCCGGCGCCGCGCTTGTCGAAAGTGAACGGGTTCGAGTTGCCCACCAGATCCTTCTCGCAGCCGAGCACCACCGAGTGCACCGGCGGACGGCCCGGCCGCGACAACCGCTGGACGGTGTGGTCCACGGACTCCACGAAGAAGTCCGCGTCCAGCCCCATCTCTGCGTTGACGATGCGGACGCGGTCGCCGACGGTGCGGCGCAGCACCTGCACGAAGTGCGCCGGATCGGAGGAGACCACCCGGATCTGCACGGTCGGCCGGCGCTGCGCGTAGTGCAGAAGCACCCGGCCCGCGATGGCCTGGGCGTCCTCCACGCTCGCCCACGGCACCTCCTCCGGGTAAGCCTTCTCGCCGAACTGGCCGATCGAGCCCGGATCCGTCATGGCCACCCGCACCGTGCGGCGCACCGCCAGGGACCGGGCGCGGAGCTGGAGCCCGGTGACGGTGACCGGCCCGCCGACGGCGGTCAGGGTGAGCCGCGCCGAGGCCCCCGAGTCGCGGTCGAGCAGCACGGTGACCGTCGCTCCCGGCGCCGGGGACGTCACGGTGAAATCCGTGCCGGGCACCGGGGGCTGGGCCTCCACGAACGGGTCGGACGACGTCGCCAGGATCTGCACCGACTGCCCCGCCTCCAGCAGGTACGACGTCTCGTCGCTCCACACCTGCTCCAGCGTGGCGCTGGGCCACCGGACCCCGACGTCGAAGTTCACCGTGTTGACGATGTCTCGCCAGCCGTGCGCGTAGGTGAACGGCCGGGCCAGGCTCAGCGCGCCCTCCGGCACCCCGTCCGGCGTGCAGTCCCCGAGACGGCCCGCGTGGAAGACGGCCTGTGCCGTCAGCGACTCCTGCGACAGCATCCGGTGGTGCCGGTCGTGGAAGACGAACGCCCCGTCGGGCGCGACGTACGCGACCGCCGGCGGGCCCTCGCTGCGCACCAGGTTGTTGACGGCGGTCAGCGCGTCGGTGCCCTCCTCCCACCAGTACCGCACCACCGTGGCGCCCGGGTCGATGCGGCGGGGTCCGGTCCACCCGGCCCCGTCCAGGATGGTGTGCAGCAGCTCCCCGGTGCGCCGGGCCGCCAGCACCGGCGTGGACAGGCGGACGCCTTGCAGGCTGGCCAGCCCGTCCAGGAAGCTGAAGGACGCCGACCTCTCCCCGAACTCCGTTTTCACGTCGAAGTCGTCGATGCGTCCGGTGAACAGCGCGTGGACGGCCCCGTTGAAGGTGACGTCGGCGGTCATGGTCCGGGCCGGGTCCAGCGTGCCGTACAGCGGCGACGCGTCGTTCTCCGGGCTGTAGCGGCGGGTCGAGTTGTCCAGCGTGAACGCGGCCGTACCGACGGTGGCCGGCGCGAACTGGCGGGCCTGGTCGCGGCCGTACCGGGTGGCGATCTCGGAAATGATGCTGCCGGTGACGTCGTCGCCCGCGCCGTCGCCCCACCCGATGGTGAACCGGTAGTCGGGCAGGCCGTCGGCGCCGCAGATGTCCCAGCCGTGCTCGCTGGTCTGCGGGGCGGCCCCGAGGGCGAGGGCGGACACGGCGGCGGTCTGGGCCTGCGCGGTCGCCGACGGCACCTGGTCGGGCGGCTGGATCACGAACGAGATTGCCACCGACCCGTACGCCGCCGTGCGGCTGGCCGTGGTGGTCCGCTGCGTCTGCGCGCCCACCGGCAGCACAGCGCCCGCCGAGTCGAACCAGGCCGCCGACGGGGCCTGGTTCATCCCGCCCCACTCGTCCACGCGTTCGGCGTCGCCGGCCACCGAGTCGGTGAATGTCGCCTGCGTCGGGGCGCCGATGGCCCGCAGGGACACCAGCCAGGAGCCGGTACGCGTCGTCGAGACGACCGGGTGCGCGTGCTCGGGCGGGCGCAAGCCGGGAATCCCGGAGAGGCCGAACTGGCCGATCGGCGCGGCCGGGTCAACGCCGGTGTACGCCACCGTCCACGCCAGCACGTACGGGGAGCCGGACGGCCAGGCCGCTGTCGAGAAGGACACCGGCACCGTGCTGCCCGTGCCCGGGGAGATGCGCGAGAAGACGAAGACGTGCGGGCCGCCGTAGTACGGCGATTCCCGGCTGGTCCCGCCGAAGGCGCGCAGCAGCGTCGTCCACCCGGCCGGGGTGGCGGTCACGCCGGTGTTGTCGTCGGTGATGACGACCAGCATCAGCAGGTCGCCGGCGGCGTGGCCGGCGGGCAGGGCGACCTGTTCGGAGCCGGTCAGGACTTCCTTCCGCAGCCGGGCACCGGCCGACCGGAACGCGACGGGCATCAGCGGCCACCCTTCAGGGAGCGGGGCAGCCGGTTCTTCCGCGCCAGCTCCTCCAGCGAGGACACCAGCCAGTCCTCGGCCTCCCGCCGGGAGGCGATGATCCCGTGGTTCTGGATGACGAGGGTGACCGGGCCGGACGCGGCCCGCTCCTGACGCACTGACTGCGCGTGGCTGCGCACCTGCACGCCGGCGGGAAGCTTCATCAGCTCGGCGCCGTGCTCGCCCACCCAGTGCCAGCCGGGCGAGGACCCGGCGGTGCCCAGGGCGTAGCCGCCGGCCCGGTTGTAGGCCCGGGGCAGGGAGCCGTAGCGCGACAGGGCGTAGCGCATGGAGGCGTAGATGTTGGCCGCCGGATTGGTGGACACGCCGTAGAGGAACGGGCCCACGTTGCGCATCCGGCCCGCGTGGGACTGGAACGTCGGCCTGATCACCTGCATGAGGCCGACCGACGGGTACCCGGCGTGCCAGTTGGAGTCCCACTTGTTGACTACGGTCGGGTTGCCGCCGGACTCCTGGTTCATCCGGCGCAACGTGATGTCGGTGTACGCCTGCGGCTGCCCGACCATCTTCAGCACCTGCTGGACGACGGGGCGCCAGCGCTGCACACCGGACCCGCCGGACGGGCCGAGGCCGATCGCGGACAGCGCGGACGAACCGATCTTCTTCACGGCTTTGAGAAGGCCGTCCACGGCCTTGCGGGGCAGCTCGGCGATGGCCTTGGCCCAGGTGCTGGTACCGGCCTCCTTCAGCCTGCCCAGCACCCCGTCGAACATCTTCTTCGCCGACCCGAGCGGGTCGGACAGGAAGTTGACGGCTGCCTTGCCGAAGTTCCCGACCGTGTCGGCAGCGCCGCCCAGCCAGCCGCCGATGGTGCCGATGATCCCGCCGGACTCCATCATCTGCGGCATGCCGAGCTGCTGCCCGGCCGCCGCCCACAGGGAGCGGGCGCGGACCCCGTATTTCGGGTCGGTCGGGATGACGTACTCAGGGCGGGACGTCCGGCCCTCCCCGACGATCGCGGTGGGCCGGTTGAAGACCCCGAAGGGTTCATTGCCGACGGTGCCGCCGGCTGCCAGCAGCTTGACCTTCTTCAGCGCGTTGCCAATGCCGATCCAGCCGGCGATCTTCCCCCAGACGCTGACGATGCCCTTGTTCCAGACGTTCTCCAGCACCCAGTTGATCGGCGTCTTCGCCTTCGACCGGACCTTGTCCATCATGGTGCCGACGCCGTCGCGCAGCTTCTCGAAGAAGCCGACCACCTTGTCCTTCATGGTCCCGGCCCAGCCGGGGATGGTCTTGGTGAAGAAGTCGCGGACCGGGTTGAAGATCCGGGTCCGGATCCAGTCCCAGACGGTCTTGATCCCGTTCTTCAGCTTCTCGAAGGCGCCGACCACCTTGTCCTTCACCGTGGCCGCCCAGCCGGGGATGGTGACGGTGAAGAAGGTCCGGATCGGGATGATCACGTTGATCATCAGCATGCGCCACACACCCAGCAGACGGGCACGCAGGACGTTCCAGTGCGTGACCACGAACTCGACCAGACGGCCGGCCCAGCCGGGGATGGTGACGGTGAAGAAGTCGCGGATCGGGGCGATCACGTTGTTGAAGATCATGTCCCAGACGGACTTGATCCCGTTCCACACCATCGTCCAGCCGGCGATCATCCGGGTGGCCAGCGAGGCCGTCCACGTCGGGATGGTGACGGTGAAGAAGTCGCGGATCGGCGCGATCACCGAGTTGAAGAGCAGGTCCCAGACGACCTTGATCCCGTTCCACACCATCGTCCAGCCGGCGATCATCCGGGTGGCCAGGAAGGTGGCCCAGCCGGGGATAGTGACGGTGAAGAAGTCGCGGATCGGCGCGATCACGTTGTTGAAGATCGCGTCCCAGGTGGCGGTCAGTCCCCCGGACAGCCAGTTCCACGCGGTCATCACCCCGGACACGACGGCCTGCGCCGCGACCCGTATCGCATCGAGGGCGCCCTGGACGATGTTGCGGAACGTCTCCGACTTCTTGTAGGCGAGGACGAACGCCCCCACCAGCAGGGCGATGCCCGCGATGACCAGCCCGATCGGGTTGGCACTCATCGCGGCGTTCCACAGCCACTGGGCCGCCGTCGCCACCCCGGTCGCCGCCGCCGAGGCCCGCTGCGCGACGGCCGTGGCTATGAGCTGTACCCGCGCGGCCACCAGCGCGGCCCGGCTGGCGTACACGGCGCCGGACTGCGTCGTGACCGCCGTGGTGAAAGCCCACGTCGCCCCGGCGGCCACGCCCTGGTAGACGGCCCACGCCTTCAGCCCTATGTTGACCGCGATGATCGCCGGGACGAGGGCCTGAAGGACGGGCGTGGGGATGGCATCGACGATCGCGGCGAACGCGCTGAGGATCTGAAGGCTGATCCCTCCCAGGGGCCCGGCCGCCGCGACCACGTCCCCGACCACCGAGGCGATGCTGGACAAGAGCTGCACCACGGCCGGCCCGTGCTGCTCGATACCGGCCATGAAGTCGGTGAGGCCCTGGCTGCCGGAGAGCCCGGCGCCGAAATCGGCGAACCGCGCGGTCAGGTCTACCAGCCCGCCGGACATCTGGGCGGACATCGGCATGAAGGCGTTGAGGATGCCGGTGATGCCGACGGCGAGGTTGCGGGCGACGTCGAGGAAGGACCGCAGGGCGCCACCGGCGTTGGTCTGGAGGTTGGCCCCGAAGGCGCGGAAGGTCGCACCGGCCTGGCCCTCCCCCAGCGACGTGACGAACCGCTGGATCTCCGTGGACGCGGTCCGTACGAAGGGCGTCAGCTTGGGGAGGGCTTCGCGCATGCCGTTCAGCGCCCGGGTGAAGATCGGCATGGTGGTGGCGGACAGGGACGCCGACCAGTCGTCCACAGCGCCCTTCAGCTTCTGGTACGCCTGCGACGTCTCCCGCGTGGCGGGGGTCATCGCCTTCAGCTTCTCGTTGTAGAGCGCCTGGGACTTGTCGGCTGCCTTGGTCGCCGTCTCCGACGCCTGCAACGCCTTGTTGTAGTCCTCGGCCTTCTCCCGCGCGGACTCCGACATGTCGGCCGTGATCTTGATGGCCTGGCCGTATTCGACGCCGGCTTCCCGGGCGGCGTCCTTGGCGATCTTCTGCGAGACGTCGGCCTTGGTCTGCGCCTCCTGTGCCGCCTGTTGTTTCTCGTTCGCCTCGGCGATCATCTTGAACTGGGGCACGACGGCCGCGCCGAACGCGCCCACAGCAGCACCGGCGGCGGCGAACGACGCCGTGACTGACGCGGCCCCGGCCGCCGCCGCCGAAGTGATGGCTTGCGTCGCGGGGATCATCGCCGTGGTGAGCAGGTTCCCGCCGATGGCTCCGAGGCCCTGAAGAGCCTTGGACGCCGGCGAGGTGTCGGCGTCGATCCGGACGAAGCCCGTGCCGATGAGAATGCCGCGCGCCATCTACAGACTCACCCCTTGCGCTGCGAGGAACGCCTGCGAGGCGTCTTCGTCCCCGTGCCACCACCACGGGGCCCCTGGATCCGTCTCGACCGGCTTCGGCGCCGCCTGTCCGGGCAGCAGCCAGCGCGACACGTCCAGGTCGTTGTCGAGACGTGCCTGCGCGGAGCCTTCCGGCTCGCGCTCGCCGTCCTGCGTCCGCTGGCACATCTCGAAGTAGACGAGGTTCAGGAAGCGGTCTGCGGGGAGGCTGCCGAGATCGACACCACGTCCGGCGTACTGGCCGTCGAGGTAGTGCCAGGTTCCGGGGCGGGTTGCCCATCCGAGGAGACGGAGGGCAGTGCGGTAGGGCGGAGCCCGTACTGCTCCATCAGCCAGGTGATGATCTCTTCGATCTGGTCGATCTCGATGGGGTTCTCGCGGTCGGCCATGCGCTCGGCGAACCGCTTGTACGACTCGGGCAGAAGTGCGATCTCCAGCACGGAGGTGAACGCCTCCAGTTGCTGATCCACCGTCGCCTCGATCGACATGCCCTGGAAGCGGGTGGCGAACTCCAGCATCACCTGCGCCGGGAGGCCCGGGGCGGCATGGAAGACGTCGTCGCCCTCCCGGAAGATGATCGGCTTCCGCTTCTTCGTGAAGTCCCTGATCTCCGTCATGGGGGCATGATGCGCCCAGACCCCACCATGATCGTTCCGGTCAGGGTCAGGGGCCGGGGCTCAGCCCATCCGCAGGGCTTTGGTCAGGAAGTCGTTCTTCTTCGTGCCGGGGTGGTTGACCGCGCGGGCGAACACGGTGCGGCCTTTGACGTTGAACTTCAGCACGGTGCGGTTGCGGGGCAGGATCCGGTGCGGCCGGGTCCCCTTGATCACGTACAGGGTGGCGGGGTGCGTGGACTCGACACGGACGTGCCGGCCGACGATGACCGCGTTCACCTTGCGGCCCATGCTGCCGGGGGCCATGCGCCGGGCGTTGCGCTGCACCCGGCGGGCCCGCTTGATCAGGTCCCGCATCACCGGGGAGTCCGGATCCAGCAGCAGACCGTTGACCCCGGCCCGGCGGATCTCGATGCGCGCGGCGGGCACGGCTCAGCGCACCAGGGCGACGCGGACGGTCAGGTTGAAGCCGACGCAGCCGCCCTCCGGCCCCTGCGCCTCCGCCGGCGACACCAGGTAGTCGGATATCTCGCCGGCGTCGTGCAGGTGGCACGTCAGCACCATGAGGGCGCCCATCACCTCGGCGATGTCCTGGAGCATCAGCCCGGCCGCCGCCTCCAGGTCGTCGGAGGCCGGGGCCATCGACGTCCCGTCCGGCTGCGGCGCGCACCGGATGACGGACACGACCGCCTCGCACACCTCGTACGGCGACGTGCAGCGGCCGGTGACGTTGTCGGCCTCGTCGGGGAAGACGTCGGAGACGTAGACGCGGCGCACCGAGACGGCCAGCGTGCCGCCGCCGTCGCAGGAGTCCCAGGCCACCTCGCCGGGCACCAGGCCGCGCCGGCCCGGCTTGCTGCTGAGCGCGTCGTACGCGGCCTGCTCGATGTACTTGCCGACCGTCCACCACCTCGCGGGTCCGGAGATCATCCGTCGGTCCTCCTCGGCAACGGCACGTCCACGTTGTAGACCCGGGCACGCCGGGCCAGACCGTGCGGATTCTCGGACGCCAGAAACAGGTCCACCAGGTACAGGCCGGTGCGGCCCTCCTTCAAGAGCTGCCCGACGTCCGGGTACTGGATAGTGACGCCCTGGCGGACAAGCTGGGTCACGCCCGGGGGCAGCCGGCAGTCCACGCCGGTGGACGCCTTGACGATCTCGCAGGACAGCTCGCCCATGGCCAGCCGGCCGGAGTCGGGCACGTCCTCGCCGTAGGCGGCCGTCACCGACCACGTGCCCGGCTCGCTGTCGGGCCGGAGGAGGTTCTGAACGCGCGGCCAGGCGCCGCCGTCGGTGCGGACGAGGATGCGGTGGTTGTCCAGCCGGTAGGCACCCGGATCGAGTACGGCACCGTCCACCCGGACCTCGGTGATCCGGTCCACGGGCGCGGGAAGGCGGATCTCCGGGGCCGCCGTGCACGGCAGCACCCAGAACCCGTACGGGGGTGTCGTCGCCCGCCAGGTGCCGTCCCAGGACCAGAACCGGCCCGGGTCCCACGTCTCGCCGGACGTGACCGGGCGAAGTGTGGAAGTGCACAGACCGAAACGGCGGCCGGACAGCGACCACAGGATGCGGGTGGCGGCGCTCACCGCATAGCCGGTGACCTCCGGTGAGTACGTCGCCGTGTCGCACACCCACTGCACCGGCCAGTCCTCGCACGGCCCGAAGTCCGCCATCGTGCCTCCCGCGTCAGACCGTGAACCGCATGATGCCGTCGCCGTTCCAGACGACGGTGAACGTGCCGGACGTCACCGACACGGCACCGCCGAAGTAGAGGTAGGCCACGCCCTGGTCGGCGACGGTGCCGCCGGTGACCGAGTCGTCGTAGACCAGCGCGCCGTAGACGCTGGACAGGGTGACGGTGCCGGTGGCGGCCAGGTTGGCGGCCCCGAACGCCATCACGCCCGGCTCCGGTCCGGATACCGTCTTGCCGGTCAGTGCCCGGCCTCCCACCGGCCACCCGGTGCCGCTGGAGACTTCCCGCGCGGTCGTCCAGGTGCCTGTGCCGTAGCCGGTGGCGGTCACGGCCGCGTCGGCGTCGGGCGACACGGTGTTGTTGAACAGGGCCGCCTTGACCGTGTCCGAGTCGAGCCCGGTGTAGCCCGTGCCGGCCGCTTGCATCATCGGGCCGGCCACCCATTCCCGGAACACCCGGGACGACGTCCACGCCATCAGGTCAGCTCCTTCGAACGCTCGCGGTCGGGGCGAACACGACGACGTCCGTCCCGTCGTCGCGTTCCACCTCCACCGCCATCACCGGGCGGCCGGCGGCGTCCGTGCGGACCCGCTCGCCTGCGACGTAGTCCCCGCGCTCGACGGCCCGCACCGTGCAGTCGGTGCCGTCGAGCACGAGGGGCGCGAGCAGACCCCGCAGGCCGGGGCACCGGTGGAACCGGTTGACCTCGCCTGCGAAGGTCAGGTCCCGGTGCGAGCAGTTGGGGCAGGACCACCGCCGCTCGCCGCCGAGCAGCACCGTCACGTCAGTGCGCCGGCCTGCGGCACCGGCGGGGCCGTCGTGGTGATGTTCCACAGCCAGTGCTCGCCGTCCTGCACCGTCTCCCCGGCCGGCAGCCACGACGTACCGCCCGGACCGCTGCCCCAGCCGGCGACCGACGGCGCCGCCGTGTTCGAGACGATGGACAGGGTGGAGCGGCCGTTCTCGATGTTGTACGAGCCGACCTGCGAGGCGCCGACGTTGGGCCACGCGTTGTAGATGTAGCGCTGCGCGCCGGACGGGTCGCACGCGCCCGAGCCGGCCACCCGCTGCCAGACCTCCAGCGAGTAGCGGTTGGTGGGCGAACCCTCGGCGAAGGCGAAGCCGGTGCCGGTCACCCCGGCGCCGTTGACGGTCAGCTCACGGGCGGACGCCAAGTAGGCCACGCCGGTCGTGTTGATTTCGCAGAATTCGATGGTGAGCTGCATCCTCTTGAGGATGGGGTCGTCCATCTGGTTGACGCACGGGGTGCCGTCGGCGGTGCGCTCGAAGAACTCCTCGCCGTCCTCGTACTGGGGCTCCATCTGCACCGAGACGAAGCCCTTGGACACGATGGAGAGGGACCCGGTGCCGGTCACCGGGTTGCCGCAGGCGTCCAGCCGCACAATGCGGAAGACCGTCCCCTTGATCGGGGTCGCCGTAGACATGACTGTCGCTACCACTGATCTTCACCCCTCACGCGGGTACGTTGATTTGGGCTGCCAGGTGGGTGCACTCCCACGCGAACAGGTAGGTGCGCGACGCCAGCTTGCGGACCGTGTTGGTGGCGCGGTCGAACGTGCCGGGCATGTCCCGAACGAACACGTCCGACCGGTAGGAGAACATGGCCCCGGTCGCGTAGATCCAGAACGTTCCGGCCGCCGGCGCGGCGCCGTCCGGCCCGGACCCGGTGTACCCGGGCGCGGCGACGACACGGTGCCCGGCCGGGGACCGGAGCACGCCGTCATCGCCAGGGGTGGCCAGCGTGCGGTCCATCAGCACCGGCAGCAGGGCGGGCGGGACGTGGATGACGCCGCGTCCGCCGTAGACGGCCGCCAGCCGGGCTTCAACCGCGCCGAAGGCCACGGCCGGGTCGGCCGGGGAGGCGAGCACCGTTTCCGGTTCGGTCTGCAAGGTCGCCCCGTGCGGATCGTCCAGGGCGGCGCCGGCGGCCAGGTGCGGCCACACGACCTGCTGCCCGCCGGCCGTGCCGGTCCAGAACGCCCGGGACGTCTGGTACGCCTCCGACCGCGCCAGCGCCACCTCGGCCTGATCTTCGCCGTCGGACCCGATCAGGGACGCCGTGTACCCGGCGTACACAGTGAACGCGGTCGCGCCCCGCACCGTGCACGCGTCGCCGGTCTCGGCCAGCGCGCCCGGCGCGGGCGGGGCGCCCGAACCGGTGAACGCCAGGCACTCGTCGTAGGTGGTCTCCCCGCCGCCGCACCACTCCGTCCAGGTGATGCCCTGCTGCCAGTGCGGGCCGGGCGGCTGCGGGTGCTGCGCGGCCTCCCACAGCGGGTCAGGGAGCGCTTCGAACACAGGGCCGTCGGTCAGGACGCGAAGTCCCGTCATGCCGTCACGCTCCCCTCACTCGTCCCGGGTCGTCCGTCAAATCTGCGCGGCGTGAGCGATGCCCGCCGTGCCCGCACCGTTGACCTGGAAGGACGCCCGGTACAGCCGGGACTCGTGGCCGACCTTGGCGACCAGGTGCGCCTCCTCCGCCCACAGCGCGCTGTGGTCGTTCTCGGCGTTGAGCTGGCTGTCGCGGGTGACGCCCAGGTCGAGCTGGAGGCCGTTGCCGTGCAGGAAGGTGCCGGCCGCGTAGAGCAGGAAGTCGGCCGACGTCGGCCACGCGGTGAGGTTCGCGGACTGGCGGCCGAACTGGTTGGCGCCGCGCACCTGCCAGTCGGAGACGAACTGCGGACGCAGGCCCCGGTCGGTGAACCACGCGGTGATCTGCGCATCGCTGACGCTCTCGCGCTCCACCGACGTCCTCCAGGCCAGGTCGGCCCGGATGACGGCGAGCACCCAGCGCGGGAAGATGATCTCCAGCACCGCGTCCTCGCGCATGCCGTACTTGGCGCGGTAGTCGATGGCGGCCAGCTCGGCGCCGTCCAGCAGCGTCTGCGTGGCCGGGACGTTGCCGCCGAAGGTGATCGCGCTGGTGGACCGGGCCACCATGAGGCTGATCAGCCGGGCGTTGATGACGTGCGCGTACGCGGCCCGCAGAAGCTGGATGAAGTTCTGCGTGGACTCCGGGTAGGCGTCGTCGGTCAGGTTGCCCGCCGTGAGCGAGATGCCGTACGCCTCCAGCCGCTCCTCGGCGAAGGTCGGGCACGGCACCCGCAGGGTCGGCTTGTTGACCGAGCCGGTGACGGTGGCGATGTCGTCGGCCTCGGTCCACAGCCACGGGTCGGAGGCGTTGGAGAACGCCGCCGCGAACCCGCCGAACCCGGTGGCCGGGTTGGAGCCGGCATCGGTGAAGAACACCTCGCCGATCGACGGGCTGACCGGGTAGCGGATGCCGCCCCGCGAGACGCCGACGGTAGGCAGGTCGATGAGACCCACCGGGGCGTCGGCGATGTTGAAGAAGTCGTACGTGGTCTGCGACGGCGCGCACCAGCCGCCGCCGGCGAGCAGGGCGTCGGCCTTGCCGCCCTCCTGCGTCATCGAGTGCCACAGCTCCTCCACGGTGGACGCCGACGTGCGGTCGTCCACGGTGTGGTCGAACCGGTTGCGCACCGAGGCGACCAGGTGGCGCGGGGCGCCCTGGCTGCCATAGTGCGTGGTCGGCACGGCCTTGGCCTTGGCGCGGAACGCCTCGCTCAGCGCCTCCATGGTGGGCAGGGTCTGCCCGGCGGCCACGCCCGGGATGTCCACGGACGCGGTGACCGCGTTGGTGGCGGACGGGATCTTCGGCTGCGGGGCGCGCTCGCGCACCTGCGACAGCGAGGCGACGCGGCGCTGCACGTCCTGCGGCGCCTGGTCGCCGTACAGGGCGGCGACGACTCCCTTGGCCGTGGCCTCGGTGAGCGCGGTCAGGTTGACCCCGCCGGCCACGACCGGAGCGGGCGTGCCGCCCTCGCCCTCCCCGGTCGTGGCGGTCTCACCGCCGTGCACCGACTGGCGCAGCAGCGACATCTGGCGGGCGCGCTCGGCCTGCGCGGTGGTGGCCTGCTCCTGCGCCCGGACGGCGCGCACGCGCAGCTCGGCGCGGATGCGGTCCAGGTCGCCGGTGAGCCGCTGAGAGTAGGCGATGTGCTCCGGCGTCAGCTCGGACAGACTGGCGATGCGGTCGAATTCGGCGACCGCGCCCGCCTCCAGTTCGGCCAGCTCGCCCTCAGGGACCAGCGAGAGGTCGTCGGGTGCGGTGAACAGCTCGGGCTCCGGCACTGCGGACCTCCCGGGAAATGGTCTGATCAGGACGGCGCGCAGAGTAAGCGCAAACGGGCGGATCGCCAAAAAGTCGAACGACCCTTGACGATCCGCCCGTTGTCCCAGTTCAGGCCGCCGGTCCGCCGATCGGCGGCGGGGGCGGCGGGGGCGGCGGCGCGTACGGCTTGCCGCAGCCGCAGCCCAAATCGATCACGAGACGCATACGGGTCACCTCCCTTCGAGGTATTCGCGGTACCGGAAGATCCTGCTGCCGAACTGCCACCAGGAGCAGCGGAACCGTTGTCCGTCGAGACGGGTGAACTGGGTGCGGCGGAACATGGGGGTCACCTCCCTTCGGTGTCGTGGACCTTGCGGGACAGGGAGGCCAGCACCCGGCGGTAGGCCCACTGGTCCAGCTCGGCCTCGTCCACAGACTCGGTGAGCGGCGGGATACCGGCCGCTACCAGCGCGTACTGCTGCCCGTGCGCCAGGCCCGTGCGCAGCTTCGGCACCGGGAACCCGGGCACGTTGACGGCGAGCAGACCGACCAGCCGGAGCTGGCCGCCGATGCGTCGCCAGTCGCCGGACACCTGCCCGGCCGCGCGCAGCTCCCGGATGCGGGATTCGGCGGTGTAGGGCCGGATCGATCCGGCCACCCAGATGCCGTGCTCGTCGTTGCCGACGGCGACGTCCGCCACGGCGGCGCCGGTGTTGTCGTAGTGCTCGGCCGCCGCCCGGTGGGAGTAGTTGAGCGGGGCGTGCCCGGTGCCGACGGTGATCTGGCCGACGGACACCGAGTCGCCGGTCTCCGTCCAGACGTTGCCGGTCATGAAGTACGGGTGCGCGTCCTCGCGCGGCGGGGTGACGCACACCCCGGCCTGCCCGATGTGGCAGGTCCCCCACAGCGCGGCGTGTCCGTACACCCGCCCCTCCGGCGTGACCGTGATCCCGGTCGGCACGGACAGCTTCGGGTCGGCGAACCACGCGGCCGGCGGGCGCACCGGCGCCTCCACCGACGACACCGACCGCGCCGTAACCGTCTGGCGCAGCGCCATCGTCCCGGCCGGAGTGCCGCCGGCGACGACCGCACCCGCCTCGTCCAACAGCGCAATGTACGCCTCGGCGAAAGCGGGGATGTCCACCAGCGTGGCCGCACGGATGCGGCCCTTGTGGAAGACGACCTTCTCCGGAGAGGCGAACAGCATGTCGAACGCAGAGCCTTCGCCGTCGGCGTCCGGGTCGTCCGGCCAGACCAGCTCCATGTCGGCGTCCTTGATGGAGTCGACGTCCACGGACACGCCCCGCAAGAACTGGCCCTTGATCTTGCCGTGCACAGTGCGGCCGTCGTCGGTGGACAGGTCGAGCACGCCCTCGCCCATCACCAGGCCGCCCTCGTCGCGCCAGATGCGGTCGATGCGGCCGACGTTGACCGCGATCGTCCGGGGCTCGCCGCCGTGGGAGTCCTCCTTGTTCCAGCGCAGCGGCAGCGGCAGGTCGGCCCACGTCAGCGACTCGGGGGAGAACTCGCGGCCGTCGCCGGTCTCAACGCCTTCCACGGTGAGCGGGCCCCGCCACGGAGCCGTCTGCTCTCCGCCGATCTCGGATGGGGCCGGACCGGTCACCTCGTCGGCGTCGGCCCGCGCGCCCTGCGCCAGCGTCTCGGCGCGGGCCGCCTGCTCGCCGGGCACCTCCTTGACGCACTCGCCGGCGTCCCCGTCCCAGACCATTCCGGGCGGGCAGCCCTGTTCGTCCTCCTTCCGGTTCTCCTTCAGCCGCTTGTCCTTCGGCGTGCCCGGATTCGGCTCGCCCTTGCCCAGCGCCTCGGTCGCTTCGGTCGTCATGGCCTGCTCTCCTTCCGCCGCGTCCAATGCGGCCGGGTTGGTGGTGCCGCTCGCCCGCCCGTCGATGGCGGCGGTGACGTTGTGGGCGCGCTTGTCCACGACAAGGACGTCCATGGTCCAGTCGCCCGCCCGGTCTTCGATCCGGTTAGCCATTGATCAACTCCACGTCCAGAACGACGGCTTCCATCGGGCTGTCCGGCACTTGGGCGCGGGTCACGCGGAACTTGCTGCCCGGCGGAAGGATGACCTCCCTCTCGGAACCCGGGCCGCCCAGCGCCGTGACGTCCAGGACTTGCGAGCCCTTGGGGACCTTGATGCGGACAATGGTCCCCCAGCCGGATATCCAGCCTTTCGCGAAGTTCTCGTCGCGGGTGGTGGAGACGAAGCCCCGGTCATGGAACTCGTCACCCTCGGCAAGATCAAGACGGATGCCCCTCACCCCCCTGTACGTGCGCATCTCCTCGGTGGTCGGGTCCTGGATGTTGACCAGGTCCGAGAGTGTGCTGATGCGTTCGCGGGTCTGCGCGACTTCGTCCTCGGACCCCTGGCAGTCCGTGCGCAGGCACTCGTTGATGGTCTTGTAGCCACGGCTCGTGTAGCTCCCCAGCGCCATGTCGTGCTCCCGCTCGGTGAACCGGTTACTGCCAAGCCATCCGCCGTTCCTGTGCTGGGTCTTCCGCCCTGCCTGTGCCGCGCCGCTCTTGGGGTGGTACTTGCGGTACGAGGGGCGGCCCGGTGTGCCGTGCAGGTAGTGGCGGTGCGCGCTCGCCGTGGTGGCCGCGTCCTCGCGGACCTCCTGCCACACGGCGACGATGAAGCCCCGGCACGCGTTGCCGTACCGGGCGCCGGTGCAGTCCTTGAAACCCATCACCGGGTACTCGGCGACCGCGTTCGCCAGGGTGGTGAAGGTGCGTCCGTCGATGGCCTTGCACGGTTCGCAGGTGCGGCCGTCCAGGATCTCGCTGGCCACGTACGACCGGGCCGGCTCGGCGGCCTCCATCACGGCCAGGCGCCCAGCGTTCTGCGCGGCGGTCATCGCCTGGCCGACCGCCGCCTGTACGGCGGTGTCGTCCATGCGGTCCAGCTCACGGTCCACCTCCGTGGCTACGGTGGCCGGGGCTGCATCGGTGCGCAGGCGCCGGACCAGCGCGCGCTTGGCGGCCTGCACCAGCGTGGACGCGGCCAGGTCGGAGACGATGCGCGACACCGACTCCAGCAGCCGGCGGCCCGTCAGCGCGGCCGTCAGCGCGTCATCATCGCCGTCCGGGACGGTCCACGGCGGCACGCTGACACCCTGGCGCCGGGCCTCTTCTTCCATCGTCCGTCCGGCCGCGACGGCGTACTCCTCCATGAAGGACAGCAGCGTCGTGGCCGCCTCCAGGGTGTCCACGGACAAGTCGGGGACGTCGGTCGGGTCGTCGTCGGTGAGACTGCGCACGATCTGCCCGCGCAGGGCCAGGCGCCAGCCGGCGGTGATGGTGCGCAGTGCGCCGGTCGCCCGCGCGGTCGCGTCCTCCCACTCCCGGTGCACGGTCGTGAAGTCGCACCGGCTGGCCGCCTCCAGGGTGGTCGGCTCGCGCCGTAGCGGCCCGGCGGCCGTCACCGCCTCGCCGGTCAGCGGAATGTCGGTGTCGTCGTCGCCGAAGGAGACGCGCACCCGGTCGAAGGTGACCTCGCCCAGTCGTGCGTTCAGCTCACCCAGCAGCGCCGGGTCGTCGCTGTACGCCGCACAGACGTGAGCGGCCCACGGGGTGTGCTGCGGCGGAGCGGGAATCTCGGCTACCCAGACCGCTTCCTCGGCGGCCTCATGCGCGGCCTCCAGCGAGCCTCCGTCGGGAAGGTCTCCGACCGACCACACCCACGCGGGCTCGTCGCCGTCGCCGTTCCACAGCGCGGCGCCGAAGACCTTCGCAGTGATGGACGACAGGTAACGGGTCTCCCTGCGGACCCCTTCCACCAGAGCGGCCCGGTCTTCCTCGCTGAAAATCGACATGTCGCTACCGAGGTAGGCGAGCGTCAGGTGCAGCTCAGACGCGGGCTCGCCGCCGGGGATGGCCAGGCGCTCGGCGTCTTCGGGCGTCGGCATCAGCGCGATCATGCCGCCCTGCGTGTGCGAGCCGTCGGCGTCGGCGGTCAGCGCGGCCCGGCCGCAGCGGTGGACGACTGGCCGGACGCCGTCAGGCAGCGTGCGGCGCAGCAGGTCCCCGCCCTCGTTGACCGGGACCTCAGACGGTGTCGGTGCCACGGCCGCTCACCCCCGGCAGCAGAGACGTGGTGATCATCGTGGACGTGTCGGCGTAGGGGCTGCGGCCGTCCAGCATCAGACGGCCGTACGGGTCCAGGTGGCACAGGTACGTTCCGGATGTGCCCGGCCGGACCGACGGCGCCGCCGTGGCGACGGCATGCGTGTACGGGCAGGAGTACTCGTGCTCCTCGCAGACGCCGGGGTGCAGCAGCTCCCACCTGCCAGCAGCCGAGAACCGGATCATGTGCTGTGTGCGGGCCTGCGCGACGACGCGGCGGGCCCGGTCGGCCGCCGCCTCGCCGGGCGGCCCGGACTCCTGCGAGGTGGGCCGTGCCCCGCTGTCCGGCGCCGGGGACGGCCCGGCCGGGGCGTCGCCTTCCGGCGTCTGCCCGGCCGGCGGCGGGGTGTCGCCCTGCTGCACGGCCTCGGCGGTGCCCGGGTCCTGCGGGGACACCGGCACGATCTGCGGGACGTCCTCCCCGATGAGCTGGGACAGCGCGGACGCGGCGCCGGACGGCAGCGTGCGGATGATGGTCTTCAGCGCGAGGTTGCGCAGCTCGTCGTCGGTGGGTGCGTCGGACTCGTTGAAGCCCATCTCCCGGCGGAAGGACTCGCTGCTCAACTCCATGCGGTCGTAGGCCAGGACGGCGTTGCCGGAACGGTCCGGGCGCAGCGCCAGCTCGGACATGTCGTACCAGACGACCCACGCGTCCGGGTCCTCGCCGGAGGCTTCCAGCCGGGGCTGGAGGTAGCCGCGCGTCAGGGCGTCGCAGATCAGCTCGGCCACCGGCGCGATGTGCGTTTTCAGCCCGGACTCTTCGAGCTGCCACTGCCCCCAGTGGTTGACGTCACCCATGCCCAGCAGCACCTCGGCGGGCATGTCGAGCTTGGTGGCCAGGCGCTTGATTGCGCTGTCCCGCTTCTCGATCGTCTTCTCATCCGTCTTCAGCGTGAAGTCGATCATGCGGATCTTATCGATGGCCTCGGCCGGGCCCACCAGCGGGATCGGCACGACGGCCGACGCGGTGCCCGGGTTCTGGATCGCCGTCGCGGCAATCTCGATCCACTCGGCCATGAACGGGTTGGGCTCGTCGGCAAACTCCTCGCGCACCGGGAAGCTGATCTCGTCCGGGATTGCGACCATGCCCGCACTGGCCAGACGCGACAGATACTCGGACGTGATCTTCCGGTTGACCAACTCCAGCTCGCGCATCACCTCGCGGGCGGACCGGGCCGGCGAGTCGGCCAGGTGGTAGAAGCGATCGTGCGGGCGCCAGACGCGGACCACAAGGTGGTCGGCGGCAAGGGGGCGCCATTCCTGCCCGGTGGTGACGCTCTCTTCGTCCATCACCTCGTAGCGGTTCGACTGGACGCGGATCTCGTCCACCGACCGCACCTGCCAGCGCTCGGTCTTCCCCTCCGTCTCCCCCACCAGGTAGCCCTCGCCGGGCAGGGAGAGCTGCACGGTCAGCCGGCGCATGAGCTGAGCCTGACCGGCGACACCGCCACCGAGGCGCATCATCAGCTCGGCGGCCGTGCCGGTGCGCACGATCTCCGGCTCGTCGGAGTCGGGGGTGAGCCGGGCCGCCCGCAGCCGGACCCGGGAGAGCATGTTGGCCAGCCACCACACGCCGTAGTTGAACTCGCCCAGCGTCTCGTGGTACCGCCACACCTCCTCCTGCCAGGACTCGGTGCGGCGCAAGAACTTGGTCTCGGGGCCGCGCGGTTCGGACGCGGCGGCCGTCAGCGCCTCGGGCACCGGCGCAGGTCCGAAGGTCGTTGCGGTCTCGGGCGGCCGGGGCGTTCGGCCCCGGAACGCGTCGTACCACGGCATGCGGCCTCCCCGGGTCGGATCGTCGGGGCGGCATGGTAGCCGCGATCTCCCGATTGACCGCTTTGACGAGGAACGCCCCTGACGGACAGGTGCAGACACAAAGGTGCGGCCCCGCCAGCCGCCGGGCGGGACCGCACCTCTCGCTGCCCACAACCCGAGGAGATCGCGTGCGGGGGAACCGTACAGGGGAACGCCGTTCGCACCTACTCGTTCCGGGCCCGGTTGGTCCGACGACAGATGCGCGGTACACATGAACGCGCCTCCGCACGTGACGGGGGCGTGCCGGGTGTTGCAGGGCCCGGATGGGGCGGCGGCACATCGCTGCGGTGGACGGCGCCGGCCGGACGGGTGGATCAGCCAGGCTCCGTGGCCACGGAGTCCCACCCCTCCGGCCGGCGCCGGGTCAGGACGCTGCCCGGGTGACGGCCCGCTCGATGTCCTCCCGGGGGAACCCGGTGATGACGGCAGCGTCGTCCACGTCACCGACGATATTGGCGATCTTCCGCAGCGCGCGGTCGCGGATGCCGGCGAGCATGCCGTCTGCATCCCGCCCGGCGCAGACGTCCCGCTCGCTCATCCGCGCGTCGTGAGCTGCGTTGTAGACGGTCCGGACCTCGTTGGACGGCACCTTGCCCCACGCCTTCGCCCGGTCCGTCTCGTCCGCCATGCGGGCACGCAAGATTTCCGTCATCTGAGGGTCGTCCCCGACACGGACCAGGTCGCGCAGATGCTCGGTCGTAACCAGGTCCAGCTCGAAGGCGCCCGGGTGAGCGAGGATGTCGAAGTCCCCCAGCAGACGGGCGTGGCGGCCGGTGCCGAGGATTTCAGCCACGATGTATGTGTCCCCGTCGGCGTCGCGGTAGCGCTGTCCGAACTCGAAGCGGCTCATCAGGCCCTCGTTCCTTGGTCGGCTGCAATGAATTGATTAAATCATCGTTCACCGGCCTGCGCAACCCCCGGCTGCTCCGGCGCCCGCAGCCTGTAGCTGGGGCACTTGGCCGGGTCGCCCCAGCCGGTGACGTGCGCGGCGTCTATGCGGCACCACGGGCACGGCAGCACCGGGCGGAACGCCGCCCCCTCGATCCCGCAGTCCCCGACGTCGGGGAACGATCCTCCGGTGTAGACGACGACGGCCGGACGACCGCACGTGCACAGCTCGCCGGGCTGGGCCGGCCGGCGGGTGGATTCGCTCATGGGCCGACCGTAGCGGCGGCCACCGACAACGGACACGACGATGCCCCGAACCGGGGACGGTCCGGGGCATCGGGTTGACGGGAACTGCGGCTACGGGTTGGTGGGGACCGAACTGATGTCGCCCCAGCGTTCCCGGGCTTCCGACTCGTCCATTCCGAGGGTTTGGGCAATCTGCGACCAAGACGTGCCAACCCCCAGTTGGCGGCCAATACTCATCATCAGACGCATCTCTGCCTGATTCCGAAGCCAGAACCACAGACCGAGTGCGCCCAGCTCATCGCCGCTTTCCCGGTAACCCTCGATGGCTCCCAGGGCGTCCATTCCTGCCCTACGCGCCGGCCACATTGCCGCAGGAGGGCCCTCGATACCGTACATCCGGAACTCGTACGTCGGTTCATCTTGTGTGCTGGTCATGCTTGGTCAACGATCGTCTCCCGCACCGGCTATGGCCGCTGGACGATTTAGCGCACGATCCGACATACCTGTTCCTCGGCTCTCGGTCACACCTCGTCCGGCTCGGGCGCGCGGTGGAAATGCGCGAGGGACTGCCGGGACCGGTTGGCGGTGCGGTAGCTCAGCGTCCACGGGCCTGTGTTCATCGAGAAGTCCTTGCCGAAGCCGACCCACTGCCCGGCGAACCGGCGGCCGGTCGGATCCAGCATCATCTGGATGGCGCCGTGGTAGCGGGCGCCCTTGTAGTAGCCGTCCTTCGCCGTCTGCTCGGTCCAAGTGCCGGTGGCCACGGTGCCGTCCAGGGTCAGATCCATGGACAGTGGCGAGTGCGGGTTGGACGACGCGTCCGGCAGGGACTGCACGGTCAGCCGGGACCCGTGCTGGAGCAGGACGACGTAGTGCAGGCCGACGAACGTCCCGCCCCGGCCGGACGACGGGTACTCGTAGCGGGACAGCCAGACGCCGGACAGGCTGTCGGCGACGGTGGGCGCGGCCCCGGCCGGGCGGACGACAGCGTGCTTCCCGTCCCCGGCCGGGCGGTCCTCCTCCGTCCCGGAGACGCGGAAGCCGAGTTCGGCGGCGGAACGCCGGGTGACCTGCTCCAGTACGCGCAGGTGCGCGGCCTGCGGGCAGGCGATGTCCCCGGCCTCCCAGCGCTGCACGAGGCGCTTGGACGCGGTCGGGGCCCCGGCTTTCTGGAGCCGGCGGGCCAGCTCCTCCTGGGAAAGCAGCATGCCCTCGCGCACGGCGCGCAGGGCGAGATTCGGTGTGGTGGCGGTCATGTCACTGGCGTACCCGCCCGGCGACAGAATGACACCGGAATGACGCCTACGAATGACGCCCCTATGACGCCGCCTGACGGGCAGTCTGGTCTCAGACGACCTGTGGAGGGCCCGATGATCAGCAGCACCCGGACCAGCAGCAGCACCGCCGAGTCGGCCGCCGTACTCGCCTGGGAGATCCACGACGCGTGGCTGTCCGATCCGGACATGCCCATCGTCGCCGGCGCCATGGCCGACGCCGTCCGGGTGTTCGCCATCCGCGCGGCGCTCGCCGAGCAGCGCGGCGAGACCGCTGCCGCCCTGCCCGCGCCGGCCGCCGTTGAGCTGGGCGGCATGCTGCTGTTCGCGCAGATGCCGGAGCTGTCCCGGGTCGCCCACCGCACCGGGCACCTGCTCATCCTCGGCCGGGACGAGTGGGCGCCCGGCGGCGAGCTGCACCGGCTGTACGCCGACGCCTTCGGCCCCACCGACCCGGCGCTCTGGGCGTAGACCCCGAACGCGACGAAGCCCCGGACCATCGCGGTCCGGGGCTTCGTCGCGTTCGGGGTCAGGCGGCAACGGCCGCCGGCGGCGCAGGGGCTGCGGTCTCCTCGTGCATCTCCCGCACGGTGTCGCGGACGGCGGTCATCGCCTCCACGGCCTGCTCCATTGGCAGGTCGGTGTCGCCGCGCTCGGCTCGCACCACGGCGTAGACGGCAGCGAACATCTCGGCCGCCATCAGCTTGCCGCCCAGGATCATGCGGACGACCGGGTTGTCCTGCGCGTCGTACGCCTCCCGCGCGGCTGCGATCTTCCCCGCGTAGTAGAAGGTCTGGTCAGCGGTGTACTCGGCATGTACCGTGCGCTCCACCAGCGCGAGGCCGTCGCGGATCGTCCTGTTGACGGTGGCCTGACTGATCAGGTGGGCACGGACGTAAGGCTTCATCGCGTCTCGGGCCGCGCGCTCGGTGGCCGTCATCTGTCGGGGCACGTCTTCCTTCTTTCCTTGGTCGGTAGGTCCGAAGCCCGGGGCCGGCCGGCCCCGGGCGGGGGTCTGCGTGGGTCAGGCCGTCCGGCGCTTGGCGGCGCGGCGGACGCCCTTGACCACGTAGTCCTTCGGGTCCTCGGAGGCGGCCGACCAGGTGGTGCCGGCGGCGACGCGGGAGGCGTGGAGCTTGGCGTTCCTCGCCTTCATCGTCTCGACGATTTTGGCGACCGCGACGCGGGCGGCCTCGTCCTTGTCGACCGCCTGGACGACGCTGGTCCCGGTGGCGATGACGGCGCCCTTCGGGTGCCGGCGCTCGATGGTCACGCGGAAGGTCTCGGTCATGATCGGTTCCCCATTCCTTGGTCTGCCGGGCCGGTGCCCCGTCCCGATGAATTAATTAAACCATGGGAGGGCCGGACCACGCAACCCCCGGTCAGCGCGCCTCCGCCAGCTCCTGCGCGGCGGCGTCGTACGCCTGGAGCGCCTGGGAGATGGCGCCCAGCGACGGGTTCCGGGACTGACCGCTTGCCGTCTTGTAGACCAGGTGCGGCCGGATCTGCCGCAGCGTCATCCCGGCGGCCCGCAGGGCAATCGCCTGCACCACCAGGGCCTCCGACATGACCGGGCGCCGGCCGCCGACCCGGCCGCGCTTGCGCGCCGCGTCCAGGCCGCTGCGGGTCTTGCGCACGATGTCCCGGCGCCGGTCCTCCGCCAGCGCCAGCGCCAGGTCGAGGATCAGCGACCGCTCGCGGTGCTCGCCGGCGGCAATGCCCTCCAGCACCTTGACCGGGACGCCGCGCTCGAAGAGCTCGTTGAGGACGATCAGCCCTTCCAGCAGGTTGCGTCCGAGCCGGTCCACTTCGTGCACGCAGAGCATGTCGCCGTCGCGCAGGTAGTCGAGCGCGGCCGACAGGCCGGGCCGGTCTTCCACCTTCAGCTTGCCGCTGATCTTTTCCTCGAATACCTTCAGGCAGATTGGCCCGAGCGCATCGTGTTGTCGCTGGGTGTTCTGTTTGTCCGTAGAAACGCGGACCAGCCCGATAAGCGGCATAGGTTCCTGCCTCCATGTTCAGCAAACGCCTCGGATCGCAGGTGAACGCTATCAGGTTGATGAACGGTCAGATGGACAAGCGGCCCCGGCGGGTCGCCGACGGACCGCCGGCGTTCGTCTGGCACCGACAACCGCCCGTTTGATGAACAACAGCCATGCGCGCCGGGTGCCCCGTGCGCCTGCCATGCGCGCCTTCCGGGGTGGCGCAGACACGCCGAGACTGTGTGCGGTAGCGTCCAGTGCCCAACGGCCCTCGCGCGGACGCGTATATAGGGGACAAGGTTGTATCTCGAATCCCGTGAACGGCTGCGCGCCGGGTACCGACTGATCATCCTGTCCGGGGCGGCGCTGACGCCGGCCCGGCGCCGCTGCTTGACCGTCGAAGATGCCGCCTTACCGGCCCCGGCGGAACCAACACCCGAGGAGACCGAGGAATCATGGAACACCGCGCCCTTACGTGGCTGGCCCCCGTGGTCGAGACCCTGCCCGATCTGACCCCCGGACACGCGGACTGGCTGGAGAGGGTCGAGGACGCATTGCGGGACGCCGGAGACGTCAGCAGCGGCGGGTTCGTCGTCGCACTGCCGCCGCTCGGGGACCTGGACGAGCCCGGCCCGGCCACCGCCTTCGCCCTGGCCGGCGTCGTCTGCGGCTGGCACGGCCTGCGGGACACCCTCGGCACGGTCAGCCTGCCGGCCGCAGCGGTAGCGCTCGGGGAGGCCGCCGCCGCGCACACCCGGACAACCGCAGAACTCGCCCGCAAGGTGATCGACGGGGATCTCCCCGGCCTGGGGCGGGACGTGCTGGTGACGCTCGGGGCGCGGCACGGGGACCTGATCGCCGCAGTCCTGTCCGTGCTGGCCGCCGCACGCCTGGAGACCGAAGACCTCCCGCAGTACGACCTTCAGGTCCGCGCGGCCGACGCGCACGCGATGGCCGCAGCTCACTGCACCCTGGACGACCTGGCGTCGCTGAACGAAGACGCCGACGGGTTCAAGTCCGCAGACCTGGGCGTCGGGGAGCACTACGCCGACATCCTGCGGTCGGTGGGCCACGGCCTGGTCACGGCGGCGGCCGGACACCCGTCAATGAGGGCGAGGGCGGCGTGATCCACAACGACATGACGAAGGGCCGGCTCCCACGGGGAACCGGCCCTTCGTCGTACAGGGTGCCGGGGACGACCTCCTGCCCGGTCAGTCCCAGAGTCGGCATCTCCTGTCAATTCCGGTCCCACCAGCCGGTGATACGGGCCGGCCGGGCCGCGACGGACGCCTGAAAGGACAGCACCCACGCCTGTCCCTGATCGTCCAGGGCGCGCATCTCCACAGGAGTGGTGTCGGTGGCCGGGCTCAGGACCATGCCGCAGCGGGCGACGAGAGCGCCGTCCGTCGTCTGCCCGCAGAAGGGAAACCCGACGGTCTGAAGACGGCCGCGCATCAAGCCGTGGTGGTGGAAGAGGGCGGCCACCGTGCGGGTCTCGTCGTCGATGGTGAGCGTGACCTGCCGCTGCTCCGGTGCCGGGGCGGCCTGCTCGCACGGGCACGGGTCGGTGTACGGTTCGCCGTCCGGGAGTGTCGGCCGTTCGGCCCGGTGCCAGTCAAATCCCTGGCAGACCCGTGCGGTGTGGCACGGGCAATTCGGGCAGTCGTCCGGCACGGGACGGGCCCAGACATGTCCGTCGGGGGCGGGCAGGGACGCGTCCTCCACCCACCGGGTGCCGGCCGGGCTCGAAGATTCCTTGTTCATGGGCTGAGCGTAGCGGCGCCGACCGACAGCACGGGGCGAAACGGGCCTACGCCCACTCCCGCGAGGCCAGCAGCGCGGAGCCCGCCCACACGGCGCCCCACACCAGCACCGGCGCCGGGACGCCGACCGTGAGGGCAACCCCGGCCGTGAGGGCGGCGGACAGCCACCCGGACACGCACCACGGGCACGAGATGAGTTCGGCCAGCCAGTACGGCGACCACTTGACCCTGCGCACGTAACGGTGCGGCGTGCCGTCGATACTCGTGATCGAGCCCAGCTTGGGATGGCTGAGGAGTTCGTCACCGTCCGGGATGCTGCCCTCCACCTCCATCTCCGGTTCGGTGAGGGGGCGCCAGCCGCCGGACAGACGGTCGCGCAGCCACAGCACGGGCGGGAAGGTGTCCTTCGTCGCGAGCCGGGCGGCACGGTACGAGGCGAGGATCATGCAGGTGATGAGAAGCCAGACGGGCACGGCAGCAGCTCCGGGTGAGACGGCGGGGCGCCCGTGTTGCGCGGGCGGGGTGGAGGTGGCCACGCGGCCGGGCGCCCCGTCACCGGGTGGGACGCGCGGCCGGGCCGGGACGTTCCGGGCTCAGGCGAGCAGCTTGCCCGCCGGCGAGACGGTGGCCGGGACCGGCGCGGTGACCTTCTCCCGCGTCCACAGTCCGAGGATCACGGCGACGGCCGCGAGCCACTGCGCCTGCGTCTCGGCGTCCCAGTGCAGCCAGAAGTAGGCGACCAGCGCGGTGCCCGCCTGCACGAGACCGAGCACGGCGGGGAACAGGCCGTCGTGCACCCGCACGGCGACGACCAGGCCGAGCGCGGCGGCCACCACGGCGGTGACGATCGCCTGCACCTCCGGCGACACCTGGAAGCCGAACGCGGCCACGCACTGGATGAGGGCACTGAACGCGCCCATGATGACGGCCGGTTCGCGGCCGAAGACCTTGCCCATGGGGAACCTCCCGGATCGACCCGGGCAGGGTAGGGCGGATGCGGCGAATCGCCGAACGGGCAGCACGAAGCCCCGCCGGCTCCAGGCCGACGAGGCTTCGGGGTCGTGCGCGGGTCAGGCCGCCGCGTAGCGCACGGCGCCGTCCACGATCCAGCGCAGCACGGCCCGCAGCGCCCCCTCGTCCCGCATGCCGCGTCCGACGGCCGGGTCCGGACTGGGAAGGGCCGGGAACTCCACGGGGTGGAGGTGACGCTCGGTCCCCTCGTCCACGGCCAGGTCGGCCGGGCGGTGTGCGGTCACGGCGAACACGCTGTGCGTGCGCGGGGCCTGCGCCGTGTCTTCCTGCGGCTGGCGCACGGTGAGTCGGTCCTGGACGGCCATCAGCTTCACGTTGGCCATGTCCTTCGGAGCGACGTCCTCCATCACGAGCACGCGGGCGCCCATCAGGGCGACGCGCTCGGCCGGAGTCCGCAGGTTGTCCAGCCCGCCCCCGGTTGTGAAGGCGTAGCTGCCGAGTGTGTCGCACACGGCACGCATGAACGTGGTCTTCCCGCACGGCCCGCGCCCGTGGACGAGGGCGACTGAGTCCAGGGGTTCACAGGCGACCGCCCAGGCGAGACGGACTCGGAGCCTGTCCCTCTCGGCCTCCGGGATGGCGGCGAGCACCCGGTCCCACGCGGGGGAGGTCGCGTCGGGGTCGTAGTCCACACCGGTGATCCGGGTCATCCGTCGGTTCGGGTCGTGCGGCCGGAGTTCGCCGGTGCGCAGGTCCACAATTCCGTTGCGCGCGTTGAGCAGTCCGGGGAACGCGCCCAGCGTGTCCGCGTCCACGCGCAGGTGTTCCTGGAGTGCGGCCGTCTCCGCGCGGAGTTGTGCGATGGTCAGCGGGCGGTGTCCCTGCGCGGCCAGGTCCCGGTTGATGCGGTCGCGCAGCGCGTCGCGGTCCCGGGTCGGGCACCAGACCGCGCCGTCCCAGCGCAGCCAGCCCAGGCCGGGGGTCCAGCACCATTCGTCCTCGATGCCTGCGGCGATGTCCGCGATTGCGAGCGTGGCTTCCATGGTCGTCTCCTTCTGTTCCGTGGTCGTTCGGGCGTACCGTAACGCGCCGAAGCCCCGGGACGTAGCCGTCTCCGGGGCTTCGGTCGTGTGCGGGGTCAGCCGGCGGGCTGGTCGTCCTTCAGGTGGTCCGGCAGGTTGAGGCCCCAGCCCTCGCCGGCCGGGTCGATCAGGTCGGCCGCGCCCGCGTAGACGATGCGGCTGGTGGTCCCGCCCCGGGGCGGGGCGACGTCCGGGCTGCGGAGGGACATCCGCCGCAGCACGTCGGCGTCCCGCGCCGCCTGGTCCCGGCGGACTGCGTCCACCAACTCGTCGATCAGCGGGTCCATCGTGCGGGCGAGGTACCCCGGCATGGCCTGGTGGAGCGCGTTCTCCAGTGCCTTGCGTTCGTCGTTCATTCGGGTCTGCCTTCCTTGGTCGGTGGTGCGAGTCAGGCTATCGGGGTCAGAGGACGACGGGCAGGGAGTCGTGAGGACGCAGCAGGTAGTAGTCGTCGCCGGACTCCTCCGTCCAGAGGTGCGTGTAGCCGTCGTCGCCCGGCTCCGTCCGCAGCACCGTCTCGTGGTAGTGCCCGCAGAACACGGCCACGTCGCCGGGCTTGATGTCCCGGACCCTGATCATCGGCATGTGGGTTCCTTCTTCCGTGGTCGGTGGTGCGGTCAGCGGGTGGCGTGCTCGGCCGGGTTGGCGGCCGTCGTGTGGTCGTGGCCGGTCTGGGCTCGGTCGTGGGCCATGCCCTGCGCACACGTGGCGAGATGTCCGGCCCAGCCCTCCTGCGGGCCGTCGGGGATCACGCGGTAGACGAAGCAGCGGTGGCCACAGAACTTGCAGTAGGCGCCAGCCATGGGGATTCTCCTCGGTCGTCCTGCTGATGAATTTATTAAATCATAGGCCAGGGTGACCGCGCAACCCGGGCTGCGTCAACCGATGGACCGGCTCACCGTGGACATGCCGCCGGACGTGGTCGTGCCGGTCATCGTCGCCTTCACGATGCGCTGGTGCCACGCCGGCCAGACCATCGCGTCCAGTCGGTCCGGCGACCAGTCCAGATCCTCGTACCAGGTGCAAAGCTGATCTTCCAGCTCCTCGAAGGCGCCGGCCATGTGCCACCGGCCCTGCTCGGTCAGCGCCGATACGGGCTCGGCGCGCACCTTCTTCCCGCGCGTGGCCCGCACGATCTTGATGGGGATGCTGACGCCCATCGCGTCGGCCGCCGCGCGGATCGTGTTGACGGCCATTTCCCCGCCGAAGTTGACCTCCACGCAGATGTCGTCCGCCTCGTGGTCCACGGCCGCCTGCACCGCGCGGCGCCCCCAGCCGTCCGGGGAAAGGTGGCAGGTCCGGTCGGCGAGAACGTAGCCGTGCGCGAGGTTGCGGGCGACGTCCCGGCCGTTGACGTTGCGGATGTGCTCCTGAAGCGCCTTGCCGACGACGACGATCCCCTGTTCGCCCCGGCCGCCGGACGGGTCCACGCCCACGGTCTTCTTCGCCAGGGACGGCAGGTCCACCGGGCGGATGCGGCCGGCGTCCAGCATGGACCGCGTCCACAGCGCGTTCTCGTCCTGGTCGATGACCTCGGCGTACAGCTCCTGGCGGCCGATCTGCGTCCCGCCGTAGGCGTCTTCCAGCGCCTCGCGGATGTCGGCGGGCAGGTGCGGGTTGTCGTAGGTGGTGGCCCGGGTGACGGCGACGTTGGCCACGCCGCCCGACATGAGTTTCTTGATCAGCGCGCGGGGCTTGGGCGTGGTGGAGGCGACCCAGTGCGGGCGGGGCCCGGCGCGCAGGCCGAAACGGATCTGGTCCCAGGTGTCGTCCAGGTGCCGCCAGGCGGCCAATTCCTCCATCCATACGGCGCAACGATTGCCCCCAGATCGGAGCCTTTCAACATCTTCGGGTGAATGTGCCCCAAATATCTTGGCTTCGGACCCGTTGGGCCAGCGGATGACCGTGCCGCCCTGCGCGGTCGTCATCTTCGCCTCCGGGCTGTGCACCCGGAGCCCGGACGGGCCGGCGTAGCAGGACGTCGCCGCGTCGCCGAGGGTGGGGGCGACAATGCCGATCCAGTGGGGCACGGGCCCGGGGATGCACGGCGGGCCCATCACGTGCTCGTGGATGTAGCGGGCGCAAGCGTCCGTCTTGCCGGCGCCACGGCCGGCCATCAGCAGCCACCCGTACCAGTTGCCTTCCGGCGGGACCTGGTGGGGCAGCGGGGTCCAGCGCGGCTCCGTCAGCGTGCGTGCGTGCATGAGCAGCGCGTCCGCCGCCCGGCTTCGCAACCTCGGGTCCACCCTCATGATGGACCTATTGTGCGGGCCGAACGGCGGATCGCTTTCCGGAGCAGGTCAGGCGAGGAGCGGCTTGCCGGCCTTTTCCTCGCTCACCGGTCGTCTCCGTACAGGAGACGTGCAACGGTCTCGTCCGCGAGTCCGGACAGGGCGTCTTCGATCTCCCTGGCGGCGTGGTCCCGGTGGTGGACGTCGTGGCCCCACCCGCACCCGGCGCAGTGTCGGGGCAGCTTGGGGTTGGGCTGCCAGTCGGAGCACGGCTGGTTGTCTGGCCCAGCCGCCTCGCGGGCGACCTGCTCCCACAGGCTGGGCCCGGTGCGTTTGCTCATCCCGTTCACGCTGCCTTGCGCGGCCGACCGCCGCCCTTGCCCCGGCCGGGCCGCGCGGCGTGGGCGGCGCGTACCTCGTCGGAGCGGAACAGGGAGGCGAGCAGGTTGCCTTCCCGGTAGTGGTAAGCGGCCTTCACGCCCCACCTGGAGAGCTGACCGCGTGCGCTGTCCCGGGTCACCCCGAGGAAGTCGGCGACGTCCTGCACCGTCCACAGTTCGCGCGGCGGGGTGCCGTCGGCCGGGGCGGGCGGAGCCACCAGGTCCAGTCCACCATGGACCGTCCACCCGGCGGCCGTGAACGCGTCCACGACGCGCTGGTGCACCTCGGGCCGTTCAACCGTGCCGTTGCCCTGCGGGGCCGGCGGGTCCAGGAGGAAGAACGCGTTGCCGGACCGGGAGAACGAGACGTCCACGCCGGTGATCCCGGCGTGGTCGAGGACGGCCTTGACCGCCGGCCGGTCGTCCGGGGTGAGCACCCCGAACACCTGGTTTCCGTACACCCAGCTCATCAGTACTCCTCCTTCAACGACGTGATGTAGAGCGACGCCTCGGCCCGGGTCATCCGCTCGACACCCGCGCGGTCGGTCGGGCCGTACATGAATCCACCGCCGTCGCCGTTGCGCTCGCGCCGGTCCAGCAGGGACATGATGTAGTCGACCTGTCGCGGCGTGGCCATGGGCGTGCCCGGCGCGGGCGGCGGGGCGATTCCGGCGGCCTGTGCGGCCTCGGTGAGCACCGCCCGCTCCCGCTCCTCGACGTGGCGCCGGATACGGGCGCGCACCGCGTCGGCCGCCGCCGCCTTGATGGCCCCGGTGTGGTCGGAGATGGCGAATCGGTAGCCGCCCGCCTCCTCCGTCCAGTTCTGCAAGGTCCGGTCATCGATCCCGGCCGCCACGGCCGCGTCGTGGATCTTCTTCGCTTCCCTGCTGCTGATGGCCATGCGGTCCCCCACGGTGTCTGTCGGGTCGAGTTGACCCTGTGTCAGAACAACTATGCATCACGCGATGCATAGTTAGCAACCCGAACGCGTGGAAAATTTTCGACACGCCGACGGCCCGCCCCCGAGCGAGGAGGGGCAGGCCGTCGTGCGGCGAGCTGCGGGGCAAGGCGGTCCCCGCTCCGGTCCGTGACGCCGGCTCGCGCGGCTGTCTGTGGGGCTACGCGGGGACCGCCCGTGCGGCGTCGTCCAGCGCCTTCTGCGCGGCCTCCGGGTCGGGACAGTCCAGCCGGGCGCAGGTGAGGAATCCGCCGTCGGCGACGAACAGGCTGCTGGACCCGCCGCATGCCGGGCAGCGGGCAGTCACCCACACGGTGCCGCTCATCCGGCGTCCGGGACGCGCAGCACCTGTCCGGGGAAGATCAGGTTGGGGTCGCGGACCTTGTCACGGTTGGCGGCGTAGAGCGCCTGCCACCCGCCGTCCACGCCGAGCCGGTCGGCGACGACCGACAGGGTGTCGCCGGGGCGAACGGTGTAACGGCCGGACGCGGGAACGTCGGCCGGCTCGGGCCTGGTCTCCGGCTGCGGCTTCGGGACGGGCGCGCTGCCGCCGGCGGGCCGCACGACACCGGCGATGGTGCCGCCCTGGCGGTGCAGACTGGAGTAGCCGACGCCGCCGTTCGGGTGATGGCTGGCGGTGTCGATGACCCGGCCGCCGCCGGCGTAGATGCCGACGTGGTCGGCGTGGCCGTTGAAGCTGTAGACGACCAGGTCCCCGGCGCGGATCTGCGACAGGGACACCCGGGGCAGGCCGGAGAGCTGCGCCTGCGACGTGCGCGGGATGGTGACCCCGGCGTGCCGCCAGGCGGCCGACGTCAGGCCGGAACAGTCGAACCGGGACGGCCCGTTGCCGCCCCACTGGTACCCGGCGCCGATCTTCGAGCGCGCATACGCGACGGCCACGGCGCCCGCACCGCTGTTGGTGCTGCTCGCCGTGGCCTCGGTCTTCGTCGTACCGCCGGTCTCCCCGGCGCGGGTACTGGACTCGGGCGCGGCGCCGCCCCGTGCCAGCCCGGCACGGGCGCCGCACACCGGCCAGGCGCCGGGGCCCTGCACGGCCAGCACCTTCTCGGCGACGGCTATCTGCTGCTCGCGGGTGGCGAGGTCGGCGCGGGCGGCGTACTGGGTCCCTCCGAATCCGGCCCACGTGGACGGGGCGAACTGGAGCCCGCCGTGGTAGCCGTTGCCGGTGTTGGTGGACCAGTTGCCGCTGGACTCGCAGGCCGCGACCTTGTCCCAGGTGGCGTCGCTGGCCGCCTGCGCCGGGGCGGCGCCGCCGAGGATAGCGACGACGGCCCCGGCCGTCCCGGCGAGGGCGATGCCGGCCTGTGCGCACTGCTTGGTCATGTGACCACCTCCGGCCGGGCACGGTAGACGGGACCTGCGATACGGCCAAACAGCCCTAGACAGGGGCGGGTTCGGGCATCAGACCGGCGGCGCGGGCCCGGCGGATCGCCTCCTGGCGGCGTGTGTCCTTGTCCAGCCAGGCCACGCCCAGCCGGTTGTAGATGTAGGTGATCCGGGACGTGCAGGTGGACCGGGAGATCCCCAGCCGCTGCGCCGTCTCGTTGATGGACGCTCCCCGTTCCAGCTCCAGCAGGACGTCGATGTAGACGTCTGACAGCTCCGGGACCACGCTCACCGAGGCGTCCGGTTTCTGCCCCGGCAACTGGATGTGCAGCAGCCCGAGAGCCCTCGCCTGCTTCAGCGCGGCCTGACGGCGGATGCGCGGGGAGTAGTTGGCGACGCCGAGCTGGTCGAACACGTCCGCCAGCAGCAGGTTGAGTGCGTTCTCCGACAGGTCCAGGCTCGCCCGGATCTGCTTGTTGGTCTGGCCCGCGTCGAGGGCACGCAGCAGACGGACCGCGATCGTGGACATCCTCGGCCGGCGCTTCATCGCGGCCTGGAGGGCGACCCGTTCGGCGTTGCCGCGCTTGCAAGCGGGGCAGGTCTGCTCGTCGCGGTGGATGTGCCGCCGCCATGCGGCCAGCGTGCCGCAGTCTTCCCACGGGCCTATGTGGCCGTCCAGAAGGCCGATGCGCACCGCGTGAGGTCCGTTCCGGGCGCCCAGGAGCATGATGATCCGGCTCAGGGTGGCCTGTACCCGGGTCACGGGGCTGCCCGTCCGCTCGGCGATCTGCGGGTAGGTGTTGCCCTCGGAGAGCAGCCAGAGAATCCGTTTCTGGTCATCCCTCAGCACGGGCTCAGGATGCATGAGATCACCTCCATGATTGGGTGAGGCCCGGGGCGTCGTCCCCGCCCCGGGCCTCGGTCTCCGGGTCCCCGGGGTTCAGCCGCCGGGAGCCGGGACACTCTCATTTAGTTAAATCCCCGAAGGCTGGTTTTGCTAAACCATCGGCGCAGGCCCCGAACCGGCTGCGGCCGGGGCGCCGGGTCAGGCACCGGCTCCGGGGCATCCACGGCCCGGCAGGCTCTGACGGCGGCCCTGCGGGCCTCCTCGCTGGGGAAGACTCTGACGCTCGAATCCACGGCCGCCACGGTCGCGTCGAAGATGCACGCCTTGGCGCTCACCCCGTTGAGCCGGGCGGCGACGACGGCCCGGCGGACCTCCCACAACAGGCGCTCGGTCTCGTGGTCGCGCATCACAGGTCCAGCCACTGCGGGTGGTCCAGGCTCCAGCGCACGGTGGATTCCAGCGAGGCACGCAGCGGCAGCGGCGCCGTCCACCCGGTGCGCGCGATCGCGTCGGCGTTCAGGGCGTAGCGCAGGTCGTGGCCGGGCCGGGTGGCGTGGAAGCTGACCGGCTTGATCAGGGCGTCCACCTCGCCGGCGTCCAGCCCCATCACCTTGCCGACCATGTGCACCAGGGACCGGTTGTCGGTCTCCTCCTCGCCGGCGATGTGGAACCGGGCCGGGCGCGGGGCGCCGCCCGAGTACATGGGCGGGCCGGGCTCGATGCGGTACGCGGCGCCGCCCAGGGTGCGCACCGTCTCCGTCCCACCGGTGTAGCGGCGGATCAGGTGCAGCCAGGCGTCGGCCAGGTTGCGTGCGTGTAGGTAGTGCCGGCTGCCCGGGGTGCCGTCGGTGTCGGTGTGCACCGGGACGGGGCGGCCGTCACGCAGGTTGCGGATCACCATGGGCAGGAATTTCTCGGGGTGTTGCATCTCCCCGATGATGTTCATGGTGTTGGTGATGACAACAGGCACCGCGTAGGTCCGCCAGTAGGCGACGGCGACCGCCTCTTGCGCCGCCTTGGACGCCGAGTACGGATTGGACGGGACGACCGGGTCCCACTCACGGTGGGCGACGCCGGGCGCGGCCGGGCCGTAGACCTCGTCGGTGGACATCTGGAGGAACAGCCGGGGGCCGACCTGGCGGGCCGCGTCCAGCGCGTTGAGCATGATGGCCACGTTGTTCTGCACGAACGTCGTCGGGTCGGCGATGGACCGGTCCACGTGGGATTCGGCGGCGATGTTCAGGAACACCTCGCAGCCGTCCAGGGCGGCCAGCGTCACCGGGTCGGCCGGCGCCCGCATGTCCCAGTAAACGATCTCGGTCCGGGCCCACATGTCCGGGATCCCGTCGGCCGCCGACGTGATCCGGGCCGGGACGCCCCGGTGACGGAACGACACCGGGCAGACGATGTCCCAGCCGGTGACGGCGAGCAGGTGGCGCAGGACGTGGGAGCCGACGAACCCCGACGCCCCGGTGAGGCAAACGCGCATGACGAACCGCTTCCGTTCCGTGGTCTGTGATCGGTGGCGGGAGCGTAGCGACGATGCGCGGAATCACTGAACGAGCAGGTCAGCCCTCGTCCGTCGTCTCCGACACGACCTCGCCTTCGATGGTGCGCAGGTGCGCGCCGGCCGCTTCCAGGGCCCGCTGGCGCACGTCCGGTGTCAGCTCGGGCAGCGCGTTGAAACCGGCCAGGATGGCTTCCACGACCACGGTCGTCTCGTCCTCCACCCGGCGTTCCAGCGCGACCGTCAGCTTTTCGCTGGCGTCCGTACCGTCGATCTTCGCCTGGCGCTCCTCGATGCGCTGAAGGCGGTCGATGCAGGCGAGCACCACCCCGTCGTCGCGCAGCGGGTTGCCGTCCGGGCCGTGGACGATCTCGCCCTTGTAGAGCACGTAGTGCGGCCGGGCCAGCACGGCGTGCACCTGCCGGCGCAGGCCGTCCAGCCGCATGCGGGCCGCCTCGCGGTACTCCTCCAGCCCCATCGACAGCTCGCGGTTGGCCTGTTTGAGCGCGCGGGAGACGTCCACGCACGCGGCGGCGGCCGACGGGTTCCCGTCGCCGTCCAGGTAGTGCCCTTCGGCCGCCATCTGATCGGCGACCTGCTGCCAGGACAGGCCCCGGTTCTTCAGCTCGATCGCCTTGGCCCGGCGCCGGGCGACGGCCGCGCGGTGGCTGGGCTGATGGCTGGGCGGGTCACCCTTCGGCATGCTCCTTAGCCTCCCTAACGATTAACGGCCGGTCAAAGGACGCCGAGCCTTGGCCCGTAGTCCTCGCCGCTGATCTCGCGGTAGCGCTGGCACGCCTCGATGTAGATGGCGCCCTCCTTGAAGCGCATCCGCTCGGGACGGGCGCCGACGCGGTCCAGAATCGCGCGCATCGAGACCGGGTCGGGGCTGGCGGCGCGGGTCATGCGGCGCAGCGCGGTGAAGTCGGGATGGGTGGCGATGGTGCTGCGGCGCTTGGTGCCCATCGTCAGGTCTCGTGCACGTCCCATGATCACTGCCTTCCTTGTTCCCTCCGGTCCGTCCGGATGAATTGATTAAATCAGGGCCGGTCGGAGAGCTGCAAGCCGTCGGCGGCCGGCTCGTCCAGCACCGCCGCGACGTCGTCCGGCAGGTGTACCTCGACGTCCCCGCACGCCTGCGCCGCCTTCGACCGGTTGCCCTTGGCGAAGACCAGGACGTCCTGGTGCACGGCCGTCAGGACCCGAGTCCTCGTGAACGCACGTCCTGCTGAGATCGAGGCCGACCCGACAGACGTGATTAGGACGGCGCCGGAGGCGTAGGTGAGGCCAGCTTCCTCAGCAGCCCGGATCGTGGACCCACGCAGGTCGTGCAGCCGGCCCTTGCCGTCCCGGGCATCACCGACGACGAACACGGCGAACCGGTCCGGACGCAGGGCACGGGCCGCCCCGGCGATGATCTCGGCGTAGACCTTGTCGAAGGCGTCGTAACCCATCGTGGACAAGTCCGACGGATCGTCGGAGTAGACCTCCAGGCCGTAGTACGGCGGACAGGTAAAGACCAGGTCCGCGCTCTCCGGCTCCAGCGTCTGAACCCACGCCGACGAGTCCCCGACCGACCACACCGGCGCCGGGCGGCCGTCGTCGGTCAGCAGTCCGCGCTTGACGAACGCCTCGCCCTGCTCACGGTTGGAAGTCACCTGGTCCATCGACAGGTCGTTGCCGAGGTAGCGGCGCCCCAGAATGCCTGCGACCAGGCCGCGCACCGACCCGCCGGCGAACGGGTCCAGCACCGTGGCGTCGGGAGCGGAAAACCACCGGTAGGCCAGTTCGCAGAGCACCGGGTCGAATATGGACGTCCCGGTCGCAGGCCCCTCGGTCGGCCGCACGTAGTAGTCCCGCTTGAACTCGGCCGCCGTCAACGTCCGGCCCAGCTCCGCCTCCACCTTGTTCTTCTTCGCGTAGAAGTTCGGGTCGGCCCGCTCGGTGTTGTAGGTCAGGCCGGTGTCCCGGCCGACCTCAGATCGGAAGCCCAGGGAGAGCCACTGTCGCTTGCGGGTGCGCCACCAGCCGGAGCGAGCGTCGAGGACGTCGAACGGCGGGATCAGAAACCGGTCGGCCAGGGACGGGCGGGCCTCCGGGACCTCATCGCCGGCCGACTCCGCTCCCTGCTCGCTGGCGACGTCGTCCGCCGCCGTCGGCGAGTCCAGCAGACCTGCTTCGAACATCTCGGCCTCGCTGATGCCGAACCCGGTGCCGACCAGATCGCCGTCCAGGGAGGCGACGATGGCGGCCAGGGCCTCCTCGTCGTAGGTGCCGACGTCGGCCGCCCGGTTGTCCACCAGGTTGATCCTGGCGGCGGTGGCGTCGTCGCACTCGATGACGTGGGACAGGGCGGCCGGGTCGTCGGCCTCCACGTCCACGCAGAGCTGGCACGGGCGGTTGTTGGCCAGCTCCCAGTCGGGGCAGCCGTCCCGGTCGTTCTCCTCGTGCCGCAGCATCGCGAGAAGCGTGTGGTTGCCGGTCAGCACGGTCATGGTGTCGCCCTGGCGCCGCACCACCAGCGGCTTGTACTGCCCGTTGGTCCGCAGCGAGTCGAGGATCAGGTCCACGTTGCCCCGGCGTGCGTTGCCGGGGAACGGGGTGAGGTCTTCCAGGGGGACCGCCATGGTCCCGGCGTGAACGGGCATCGCCGCACCCTCCATGTCTCGGGTGCGGCGATGTTAAGACCGGATCGCATCATGATCATTCCGGTCAGGGGTGAGCCCGTGCGCGCAGCGCCTCCAGTCCGTCGAGTTCCCGCCGTGCCATGTCGTCGGCGTCGGCGAGCGTCAAGCCGGACGCCCGGCACCGGCTCGACGGGTGCTCGGTGACCAAGCCCTCCAGGTCGGCATGCCGAAACAGCCGGCCCGCCTTGGTGATCCGGTGCGTGCGAAGACACAGCGGGCACCGCGCGGTGCCGTCGGCGAACAGGGCGGTCACGGCCCCTCCCCGAACCGGGCGCGCAGCGAGTCGAGCGCGGCTGTCTCCTCGTCAGTGAACCCGTCCCGGGTCAGGGTGATGTCGTACGCCTCGCGGAGCGCGAAGCGCAGCATGGCCAGCTCCGCCGGGGACAGGGCTGACACGGTCGGGGCGGGTCCGTCGTCCCGGTCGTAGAACGCATCGGTGATCCAGCCGCCGGCGACGCTGGGCAGTTCGGCGTCGTCGTAGTAGTGCTCCAGGCTGCCCCGGCCGGTGTCGGCGCCGTTCCAGGTGACGTCCACGACCAGCACGGTGCGCCGCTCGGGGACCTTCTCGTCCTCGTCGCTCATCGGCCCGCCTCCGTCCGTTTGACGCGCAGCACCCGCGCGGACGTGGGGGCCACCTCGCTAATTTCCCGGCCGTCGCCGCTGCGCATAGTGATCAGGCTGCCGTCGCGGGCGGTCACCGTCCACGCGGTGCCGTCCAGCTCCATGGCGACCGCGAGGCCCGCGCCCCGCACTCGTCCGTCGTCGGCGACGTAGTACGCGACCCCCGCGCCGGGCTGGACGAAGACGTCGCCGACGGCCAGGTCCCCGACGGGCACCGACCGGACGTCATTCCAGGTGTATCCGTGGCTGCTCATCGTGCGTTCCTCGCTTCCGTGGTCGGTGCCGGGCGGGCGGCCCGGCGGTAGTCGTGGAGGACCCGGTTCGACTTCTCGCCGCTGCACAGGAGGCACACTCCAAGGGCGTCGTCTTCGCCGTCCCGGTGCGCGTACTGCGGGTGGCCGCACTCGCCGCACGGCCGGACCCCGGAGAGGATGGGGAAGTTGTCCCGGTGGGCGAGGACGGCATCGACGACCAGGCGCAGCACTGTGTCGGCGTCCCAGGCGGAGGCGTCCGGGTACCGGCGGCCCTGCACGTAGCCCATGACGGCCGCCTCACGGCCGAGCCGCTGCTCCAGGATGCCGACGGTGGGAACGCGGTCGCCGATCACGTCGCGCACGACCGCGCCGTCCTTCGGGTGGTCGGCGCCGGCCGGGTGGCGCAGCCCGGCCTCGAAGCCGAGCGCGGCCGTCTGCCGGACGACATCGCGCTCCCGCTCGGTGAGCGCGGCGAGGACGTCGTCCACGTCCCGGGCGTGCATGGCGTCCTGGGCGGCCAGGTAGACGGCGAAACCCTCGGGCAGTCCGGTGCTCACCGGTCCGCCTCCGGCTGGACGTGGGTCAGCGCGATGCACGCGCCGTGCCCGGTCACCCAGACGACGGCGGTGTGCCCTCCCAGGACGGTGGCCGCGCTACGGGTGGCGCCGGTCTCGCCGTCGCCCTCCCGGGTCCCGGTCCAGTACCGCACCGGCGTGCCCACCGGGTGCGAGCGGTTGAAGCTGTCCGCGATCTGCTGCTGAACGCTCACGGTTGGGTCCCCTCTTCCTTAGTCGGTCAGTGAACCGGGCCGCCGGCGAATCGCCGAACGGCCCGGTCACGGTGGTGCGGGTCAGAGCCGGGCGCCGGCCGGGACGCGGCCGGATCCGGCGGGACGTACGGGGCGAACGGCGCCGCGCCGGGCGTGGCCGGGCAGCGGGTAGCCGCGCGGGACGGCGTTCTCGCGGCGGGCGAAGACGCTGACGAGCTGGTCGGCGGTGAACAGGTCGGTACCCGGCTCGCGGTCGCCGGCGCCGGCGAACTCGACGTCGGCCGTCCCGCAGCAGCCGTGCAGCGTGACGATGCGGCCCCAGTGGTCCTCACCGTCCACGCGGACGACCTGGCCGGGCTGGGCGAACGCGGGCCAGTCCATGCCGTCCCTGACCGGCCGTCCGCCGGGGATGCACCTGTGGCGCCTCTTCATGACGTTCCTCGCTTCCTGGGTTCCTTGGTCGTGCAGATCAGTCGGTCAGCGGACCCAGCGGCCGTCCTTGATGACGACCGTCCCGTCCTCCATCGTCACGTCGGTGACGAAGTGGCTCGGCACCGTCCCGTCCAGCTCCCGGCGGTCGAAGGTGACCTCCCAGGCCACCGTCACCCCGCCGTGGCTGTGCGGCTTGGCCCGACAGGCGTAAGCCGGCTCCAGCGCCGCCGCGACGTTCTCGGCACGCGACTCGGTCTCGACCCAGATGGAGCCGCACGAGTCGTTGAAGCCGATCAGGAAGAGGTCCCGGAGAGGGAACCCGCCGAACTCCAGAACGGTCAGTACCGGCTCCAGCGCGCCGTGCGTCACCACACCGTTGGGGTGGGCCTTCGTGTGCGGACTAGCCGCGAACGTGTCACTCCAGTAGGGCATGTTTCCTCGCTTCCTTGGTCACGATGATTTGATTAAACCATGCTTCGTGTGCCCGGGGCAACACCTACGGGTGCGCGGCCAGACGCAGCCGCTCCCCGCCGTCCTCCCGGATGCGGCGCACCCCTTCCGCCTCGTCCAGCGGGACGAACCTCCGGCCGAAGCACTCGCCCCGGCCATGCCCGTAGTGCAGCCCGGACATCAGCCGGACTAGCCACGCCATCCGGCCGCACACCGGGCACAGCTCGGGAGCGATCACGGTGTCACTCATCGCTGCGCCTCCCGGCCGTCGGCCGGCCGAAGCCTCAGCGGCGGCGTGGACGGCTTCTGGTGTGACCCGGGGCAGGCGTGGCCGAACCGCTCGTGGCGGTGCAGCGGCACCCGGCCCGTCTTCAGCGGGACGAACACGGCCAGCGGGTGGGAGGTGCACGCGAAGCCCTCCGGGCACAGGATGCGGCCCACCGCCCACTCCTGGTCGGTGAACCCCTTCTCCAGCGCGGCCCGGTCCGCCCGCTGCCGCTCCAACGTCAGGTCCACCTTCGGCGGGGCGATCCCGCCGCCCACCGGGCTGCCGTAGGCGGCGAGACGGGCGGTCAGCCGGTCCACCTCGGCGAGCGCGTCGTGCAGGTGCGCGGCCAGGCTGCCCGGCTCCGGGGCGGGGTGCTGTCTGGCCGCCTCGCGGGCCTGTGTCAGATCGGTCATCCGTCTGTCCTTCCTTGGTCGGCCGGGGCGGGGCCACGGCGGCCCCGCCCCGGCAGCGGATCACTTCTCGTAGCAACCCGCCCACGTGCGGGCCGCCTTGGACGCGCCCGCCGTGATCGGCACGCCCTTGAACTCGAAGTTGAACGCCTCGTTGACGATCATCTCCGTGACGCCGTCCACCATGTGCTCGGGGACGGACAGGACGATCTCGTCGTGCACGACGACGCGCAGCCAGCCCAGAGCCTCCGGCAGCATGTCCACCAGGCGCAGAAGGGCCGTGCACATGATGTCCCGGGCGCCGCCCTGACCCATCAGCGCCGGGGCCTGCGTCCACGCACGGTCCTTGTCGGCCCGCATGAGCCGGCCGAAGCCGTTGTCGAGGAGCTGCCCGGCCTTGGCCCGGTCCCGGACCTCCTGACGCCAGGCGCACAGGCCGGGGAACTGCTCGTTCATCCGGTCGTCGAACTTCTGCGCCAGCTCCAGGGCGACGCCGCCGTTGGCGATGCCCTTGACGGACATGCCGTAGTTCCAGCCGTGACCGATCTTCTTCGCGTTGTCACGCCACTCGCCGTCGTGCCGACCGAACACCGCATCGGCGACCTCGCTGTGCGCGTCGCGGCCCGGCTGGAACAGCGCCATGTACGCCGGGTCCTGGCAGTGGCCCGCGATGGCCCGCATGTCCACCTGGTCCAGGTCGAAGGCGATCAGCAGCTCGCCGTCGTCGGCGATGAACGGGGCGCGCTGGACGTGCTTGCCGCCCCGCTTGCCCAGGTTGGTGACGGACGGGCGGACGTAGGCCCACCGGCCGGAGCCCTGCACGTCGCCGACCTCCGGGTGCACCCGGTCGCCCACCAGGTGCTTCTGGATCTCCGCGTACTTGGCCACCGAGGAGGTGACGGTGACGATGTGACCGCACATCTCACGCAGCGCGTCCACGTCGGCGCCGCGCTCGGCGAACAGACGCAGGGTGTTCGGGTTGAGCATGGCGCCGAAAGTCTTGGCGTTCGCCCCCTTGCCCATCATGTAACTGGTCTCGCCCATGGCGTCCTTGTTGAGCGCGATCATCCCGGACTCGGTCTTCGGGTAGTGCATCACGCCCCGGTCGGCCAGCGCCCGGATGATGGCTTCACGGCCCTCGGTGGTGGCCAGCGGGGACTTGACCGGTTCGTCGGTGAAGACGCGGTTCTTGCCCCGGCCCTTGCCGACCGACTTGGTCAGCGGGACGCCGCAGTTCTCGTGCAGCCACTCCAGGGAGGCCCGCTTCTTCTCGGCCTCCTCGCTGGCGAGCCGGTTCAGCTCGTCCACGTCCACCTTCCACCCGGTCAGGGTGGGCCGGTGCTGAATGTGCGCCACGCGCATCTCGCGGCGCACGTAGTCGGACGGGGTGCCGAGAGCGGCCCTCAGTCCACGGGTGGCCTGGAGGTCGCCGGAGAAGTACACCTTCAGCTCGTTGACCGGGATGCGGCCGAAGCCCTCCTCTTCGCGCTCGTCCTTGGTCAGCTTCTTCCCGTGCAGCTCCTCGGGCCCGTACTGGTAGGCCATCGCCTTGAGGTCGGCGGTCTTGCCGTTGATGCCGTGACGCTGCGCGGCCTTGTCCAGCCCGTAGTAGCCCTTTTCGCTCCACGGCTTCTGGTGGGCGGCGCCGGGCGGGTCGATGACCTGCACCCACCGGAAGGTGTCGAGCGCCTTGGCGGCCAGGGCGTCGTAGTCGGCGCCGTGGTGGCGGGCGAGCGCCAGCAGGTCGAAGCCGAGGATGTTGTGGCCGCTGATCTCGTCGGCCTCCTCCAGCCGGCGGATCAGCTCCTCGGGGCTGTTGGCGATCACCTCGGTGCCGTCGGCCTCCACCCAGCCGGACAGACGGACGTAGGGGTCGCCGCCGATGTCGGTGTGGGTGAACAGCCTCTTGGCGCTGTGACCTTCCAGGTCGAAGCCGACGACGCCGCCACGGCGGGGCGCGGGGGTGTCGTCGGGCGCCGGGGACGGGGCGGGGATGGCCGCGCGGACGGGGGTGTGATCGGCTTCCGCTTCGGCCCCTGCGGCGTCCGCGAACGGGTTCGCCCCGGGGGTGCGTACCGGGCCTGTACCGCCTGTACCGTCTCCTCCGTATACCCCTATACGGGAGTCAATTTCACGGTTATAGGGAGTAGACGGTACAGGCGGTACACCGTCGGTACTACCTCCACTGACCTGGTCTTCTTCGTTCGGGTCCTGGAAGCGAACACCGAGCCACGCGTAGTAGTTGACGCCCGTGGGCTCGTGTCCGCCGAGTGTGGAACGGCCGTTGCGCTTCCTGATCTTCTTCCACTGCACGCCGTTCCGCGTGCACTCGTCGTGGCCTCCGAATCGGGATTTGAGCGTCCGGTCCGTCCACTCCCGGTGGCCCTTTTCCTCCAGGTACTTGTTGAAGACCTGGTGCAGTTCCTTCGTGGTGACGTGAGAGTTCCAGTCGAAGGTGAGGCAGTCGCCGATGAAGGACAGCACCAGGTCGGACTCGCGGCGCCACTCCAGCGTGTCGTCCTCCACCCGCTTCGGGGGCGGCGGCATGATCTGCCCGGCCGCGTACCACGCCTTGGCGCCCTCCACGAGCCACGCCAGCACGGCGGCCGGGACCGTCTCGTCGGTCGCCAGGCGCTGCCGCAGCGTGGCGTCACCCGGCTTGTCGTTGGGTCCCGTGCACGGCTCCCCCGGCTTGCGGAAGGTGAACGGGAAGCACAGCAGGGCGAGCCGGCGCCAGGTGCCGTGATCGGTTTCGTCCACCAGCGGCCGGTTGTTGGTGTTGATCACCAGGGTGTGGCTGGTCGCGAAGGTGACCGGGTCCTGCCGCATCCGGCGGGCCTTGATGAACTTGGTGCCGGCGAGCTGCTTCGCCCGGTTGACGTCCAGCCGCTTGGCCTCCGGCGTCTCCTCCAGCACCGCGAGGCGGGCGCCCATGAAGTCCATCATCTCGGTGGGGTGATTGTCCGAGGCGTTGCCGAGCAGGGCCCGGTGGGCGACCACGGTGTGGTAGCCGTTGGCCTCGCCGGCCGCGCGGGAGATGGCGTCCATGACGGTGGACTTGCCGTTGGACCCGCCGCCCTGGAGCAACAGGATCAAGTCGTCCGGCGGGATGTGACCGGAGATCGCCTGCCCCATGCGGAGCTGGAACCAGACCCGCACGTCCTCCGGGACGGCCTCCAGCGCCCGGTCCCAGTCGGGGTGCTTGGCGCCCGGGATGTAGTCGGCGCCACAGATTTTCGTCATCAGCCGGTCCGGGTCGTGCGGTTCCAGCACGCCGGTGCGCAGGTTGAGGATGCCGTTCTGGCAGTTGAGCGCATCCGGGTCGTGGTCGAAGTCGGACGCCGCCGCCTCCAAGACGCCCTTGGCCAGCTTCAGCAGGTTGCCCAGCTTGGACGCGGCCAGCACGCTGCGCCAGCCGTCCATCTCGGCGCGCAGATCCTTGCCGGGCGACTCGCGCTGCTTGTCGAGCACCCGCTGGAAGCCTTCCAGAGCCCAGCGCCGGATCTCCTCCAGCACGGTGGTGTCGGTGGCGTCCTCCCAGAACTTGCCGTTCCAGCGCCGCCAGCCGATGCCGGAGGCCCACTTGTACGAGCCTTCCAGCCGCTCCAGGCACACCGTGTCGGCGAGCACGGCGTCGCTGAAGGCCGCGTCCCGCGTGTTGTCGGAGGGCATCTCCGTGGTGGCTGCGTCGCGCAGACCCTCCAGCGTCCCGCCGGCCAGGAAGTAGTCGTCCACCCCCTTGACCTCGACGTCCCCGACCTTCTCCGGAACGATCAGGTACCGGATGTCGGCGACCCGCTTCGACTCCAGCCACGCCCCCAGGCGCTGCATGGCCCGCAGCACCATCGGGTTGTGCCGGGCGTCGGAGTCGAAGCAGATGACGATCGTGCGGTCTTTGAGCGGGATGTCCTCCCAGTCGCCCAGCGTGCCCAGCCGGTTGCGCCAGTTGTAGACGCCGGACAGCGCGACACAGGCGAGCCCCTTGGACGCCAGAGAGTCGGCCTTCTTCACGCCTTCCGTGATCCACAGCGGGGCCACGCCGGCGCGCACCGAGTCGGCCACCGGCGGCGGGACGTCCAGGCGCGGCTTCCGGCCGACCTGGGTTGCGTACTTCACGGTCTTCTCGCCGTTGGCCTGCGGGACGCCCGGCTTGAACTGGGCGCCGATCCGCTCGCCGGTCACCCGATACGTCGGGATGAGCAGGCCGGGGAACGCGGTGTCCTCGCGCCACGCCCAGACGGGGATGGACTCCTCGCGCAGCAGGGCGCGGTCCTCGGGGGTGCCGTACAGGGTCCGGTAGCCCCGGGCGTCGCGCACCTCGTCGGAGATGACGCTGGAGGCCAGTTCGGCGACGTGGACGGGGTCGAGTGCGGGGGCGCCGTTGGGCGCCCCCGGCTCCGCGAAGGTGGTCATTTCGTTCCTGCTTCCTTGGTCATGGTGCGTTCCGTGGTCTGGTGCTGAGTCATCGCGCTCGGTACCCCTTCCGTGCTGGCGCCCGGCCCCGGCTGTCGAACCGGTACGAGCTGGCGGCGTCCCATGCCGCGCTGTACTCGGGGCCGGTCCACATGCGGTGCACGTCGGCGACCGTGCCGTCCGGGTGCCACACACGGACGGTGTGGTCCCGCCCGCACACGTCACCCTGGCGGTGCTGCCCACGGACCGTGAACAGCATCATCGACGTGCCCTGCACCAGCCCCTGCCAGCGCGGGTCGTCGAATGTATCGGTGGGAGGCTTTATCTCCATCCACACCAGGTCAGCGCCCTTGTGGGGCCGGATACGGAAGTCGGGGAGGTAGCCGCGCCCGTCGATGCTGAAACCCTCCGGTTCGAACTCCCAGGGGATCCCGGCGTGCGTGAAGAACACCGCCCATTTGGCCTCGGTGCGGGACCGGAACGTACAGCCGTAGATCCTCGTCGGGATCGCCTGGACGATCGGTCCCGGACTCATGAGCCGTCCCCGCCGGCGCCGGCCGGGACCGGGCGCACCGTCAGACGCTCGTCCAGTTCGGCTTCGTTCACCATCACGCGGTCCAGGCCGTCCCTGTACTTGACCAGCTTGCCGTCGTCCAGCCAGCGGTAGACGGTTTTAGGTGTCACGCGGGCCTTCTTGGCGGCCTCGTTCACCGTCAGATAGCCGTCCATCACCCCTCCTTACGGGTCGTCAGTGGGTTGTGACAATGATACCCTCGTTTACCCACCCTTACCCACCGGGTAGATGGTGGATAGAGCTTAGACCATAGACCAAGGAACCCCGGGCACCGGCGCGTTCGGCCGTTGCCCGCAAATCTGGGAGGCTCCGGCCATGACCAAGGAAGAACTCGCCTACGCCGACGCGCTCAACATCTTCGGCTCCGACATCGCAGCGCCGTTCGAGGCGGTGACGCAGGAGGCCGTGCTGTACGGCCTGCGTGACGCCGCCTACCGCAGCGCCGGCCTCGCCCGCTGCACGTACTGCCCGCAGACCTTCCCCACCGGCGGCCCCGACGACGGCGAGCACTTCGCCGACCTGTGGGAGCACCTGATCACCGCGCACGGCCGCCACGTCGAGATCGCGCACTACCCGGCCCGCACGGCTTGGGGTTTGGAGTCGGCCGCATGAGCGCCGCCGAAGCCGAGTGCGCGCACTGCGGACAACCCATTGAACCCGCCAGGGGACACGACTGGATCGGCCCCCTCTCCCTCCCCGGAGAGGAACAGGTCCGCTACCACCTGTCCCCTGCCTTTCCCGACTGCCGTCGTGCGTCAGAGGCGTGCGGTGAGACGGCCGACCCGCACTTCACGTCCATGGACGCCATGCGCTGGACCCCGTCCGCCGAAGCCGAGTGCAACGGGATCTGCCTGACCCCGGCCGACCTTGGGATGCCCGAGTACGGCGGGGACAGGGTCATCGCCTACGCGCACCCGGACTGCCCGGAGCACGGCGACCCGGTGAAGGACGGTCCGGAGCTGGAGACGTGCAGCCCCGGCCAGGACGAGGACGCGCGCTACGTGCGCGAAGAAGACGTGCACGGAGGGACCGATCGATGAGCGACACCGAGCAGTACCAGGTGCTGTACCGCGACGACGAAGGGCGCGACGCGCTCACCGACCCGCAGACCCGCGAGGACGCCGAGGCGACCGCGCGGGCGATGACCGGCCGGGGCGTCTCGGTCGGCTCGGTGATGACCGTGGCCGCCGCCCGGGGCTACGTGGAGTACATGCACGGCCAGACGTACCGGGGCGTACCGGTTCCGCCCGGTGTGCGGGCGCCCGAGCTGCCCCGGTCGGTGTACGACGCCTGGCGGCGCGGCGTGGACGCCGAACTGGACGGCCCCGCCGAGCCGCCCGCGCCGGCCCCGGCGCTGGGCCCCAACCCGTTCAAGCCCGACCTGTCCATGTCCCGCGACGTCGCCGACTTCGTCCTGCGAGCCATGGCCGCGCTGCTGGATGAGGGCTGCGAGCTGCTGGCGTACACCGGGTACGGACCGAACGACTGGGACGGCCTGGTGTACGACGAGGCGCTGGTGCGCCGGGCGGCGGACATCGTCGGCCGCGACCGGATCGAGCACGACGGCCTGCGCGACTACCTCCGGTGGGCTGACGCCGACGCGGGGAAGGGGGAAGACCGATGAGCCCGGCGCAGGAGCACATCACGCTGCGGCCCTATCAGCGCGAGGCGATCGACGCCGTGCACACCGCGTGGAAAGAGGGCATGCAGCGGCCGGCCATCGTGCTGGCCACCGGCATGGGCAAAGGCCACCCGCTGGACACCGAGATCCCCACCCCGCAGGGCCTGCGCAAGTGGGGCGACCTCCAGGCCGGGGACCTCGTCTTCGGCAGCAACGGCCGGCCCACCGAGATCACCGGAGTCTACGACCGGGGCGTGCTACCCGCGTACCGGGTCACGTTCGGGGACGGGTCGTCCGTCGTCACGGACGCCGACCACCTGTGGACCGCCCGGGACTACGCGCACCGGCGCACGGCCGGGGAGGTCCGGACGCTCTCCACGGCGGACATCGCGGGCCTCGGGCTGAAGCACGGCCGGAACAACCGGTGGTCCATCCCGATGTCCGGCACGGTCACCGCCGACGTGGAACTCCCTGTTGGCCCGTACACTCTGGGCGCCCTGATCGCCAACGGCTACCTGTCACACACGAGCCCCGTCCTGACGACGCCCGACGAGCACGTGGCCGAACGCGTTCAGGCGGAGCACGAGGTGACGCGGGTCTCCGTAGACGAGACGAAGTGGTGCCCCCGGTTCATCGTCCGTGGCGTGCAGCGACACGTCCGTGCGATGGGCCTGTGCGTCAACAGCGCGGACAAGTTCATCCCGCGCCGGTACCTGGAGGCGGGGACTCGGCAGCGTGTCGCCCTGCTGCACGGCCTCATGGACAACGACGGGTCCAGCCGGGCCGAACGCCGGGCGGTCTGCTACCACACGACGTCGCTGCGTCTGGCGGAGGACGTGCGGGAGCTGGTGTGCTCCCTGGGAGGTACCGCCAGCGTGTCGGCCTACGACCGGGTGCAGCCGTCCAACGGCAAGGCGTACCAGAACATCGTGGTCAACATCCTCATGCCGTCGGACACCCCCGCGTTCTCCACGCCGCGCAAGAACCGCCCCGGCGGCCCGCGCCGGACGCTCGAACCCCGGCGCGCGGTTGTGGGCGTGGAGCGCGTAGAGGACCAGGAGATCCGCTGCATCAGCGTGGCGGCCCCGGACAGTCTGTATCAGGTGACACGACACCACATCGTCACGCACAACACGGTCGTCTTCTCCCGCATGGCCGTGGAGCACGTCGAGACGGAGGGGACGCGCGTCGTCGTCCTCGTGCACCGTGACGAACTCGCCGACCAGACGCTGGCCAAGCTGCGGCAGACCGAACCCGCCCTGTCGGCAGGCAAGGTCAAGGCCGGGGACAACGATGTGCACGCCGACGTCATGGTCTGCTCCGTTCAGACCCTGGCCCGGGAGAAGCGCTTCCAGCAGCTCGCCGACTCGCAGGAGAAGTACGGGCCGGTCGGCTTGGTCATCGTGGACGAGTGCCACCACGCGGCGGCCGTGTCCTACCGCAACATCCTGGCCGGGCTCGGGTGCTTCTCCGGCATGCCGGGCACCCGCGCGATCGGGGTGACGGCGACGCTGGCCCGGGGCGACGGTCAGGGTCTCGGCGGTGTCTGGGAGGACGCGGTTTACACCCGGTCCCCGCTGTGGGCGATGGCCCGTGGCTACCTGGTGGACGTCAGCTCCCGGATCATCGACGTGGACACCCTGAACCTGGCCGACGTCAAGCGGACGGCAGGCGACTACCAGGCGAAAGACCTCGGACGCGCGCTGATGGAGTCAGGCGGCCCGCAGATCATCGCCAAGGTGCTGGAGGAACACGCGGCCGACCGGCGGTCGCCGATCGTCTTCACGCCGACCGTCGAGGTGGCGCGGGAGACGGCGGCGGCCCTGCCGAGCGCGGCCTACGTGCATGGCGGGACGCCCCGCGAGGAGAGGCTGGACATCTACCGCAGGTTCCGCGAGGGCTCCGTGCGCACGCTGGTCAACTGCATGGTGCTCACCGAGGGCGCCGACTTCCCGTTCGCCGACTGCGCGGTCATCGCGCGGCCCACCAAGTCGCAGCCCCTCTTCATCCAGATGGTGGGCCGGGTGCTGCGGCCGTCGCCGGCGACCGGGAAGAAGGACGCCTCGGTGCTCATCCTGGGCGGCACCGGCGGGTCGCTGTGCACGCTCATCGACCTGGACCCGGGCGCCGCCGTGCGGCAGGTGAAGGACGGCGAGACGCTGGCCGAAGCCGTCGTGCGCGAGGCGGAGGAGGCGGGCCGCAAGGTCCCGGCCGGCTCGCCTGCGTTCGAGCTGACGCACCGGGAAATCGACCTGTTCACCGGGTCGGCCGCGTACTCGTGGCTGCGCACCCCAGGCGGCGTCCAGTTCATCCCGATCGGTGACAGCGGCGAGATCGCGCTGTGGCCGGACGAGGAGCCGGAGAAGTGGTCGGTGGTCCACGCCCCGCCCCGGGGCAACTGGGAAAAGCTGCACACCGGGCTGGACCTGGGCATGGCGATGGCCTGGGCGGAGTCGGAAGCGCAGGACCGCAGCACGCTGAACATGACGAAGACGGCCGCCTGGAGGCGCAAGCCGGCCACGCCGAAGCTGCTCGGGCTGCTCGCCTACGCAGGCGTGCAGACGCCGGACGGCATCCGCATGGGTGAGGCGTCCGACCTGTTCGCGGTCGTCACCGCGTCACGGAAGCTGGACCGTTTCGTGGCGTAGCTCGCCCGAGTATGGTTTAATTAATCCATGGGGCCGTGTGCCCCGCGACGGAAGGACCACGGAACGATGGACGAAGACGACATCCGACGGATCATCCGCGAGGAGATCAGCCTGGCGTTCACGACCCTGTACGACATGGCGTACCGCAGCGACGACGACGACCCCGACGTGTACCGGGCGATGGGTTACTTCAACAGCCACGCCTACCAGGGTGCCTACGAGGCGGCCGACGCCGACCGCAACCGGCACGAGCACGACTACCGGTGGGCTGACGACGGCACCGGGCACAGCGGGTCCTTCTGCATCGTCTGCGGAGACCCCGAGCCGGAGCCCGGCGAGGCCCTGGTGCGCAAGGCGTCCCGTCTCCCGGCCGCCGACATGGACGCGCTGGACCCCGACGTCCGCGACGCCCTGCGGCACATGGACCCGGCGGTGCGGGACGCGATGGTGCGCGTCCTCCAGCACCAGACGCGACGTACCCCGGCGCCGGAGCCCGAGAACCCGTTCCGGACGTACGGACGCTGACCAAGGAACCCGGGGAGGGGCGAAGAACCCCTCCCCACCAGGCCGTTAGGCCATGACCAAGGAAACGAGGAAGGTACTCGGATGACCGAGACCAAGGACAAGCTGCCCTGCCCTGTCTGCGGCAAGACGTGCACGCTCACCGCGTCCGGCGGGATGCGCCACCACCTGACCGACAACCCCGACCACCAGTCCGGCCCGGACTCCCGCAAGTGCAAGGGCATCGGCATGCCGCCTGCCGGCGAGACCGGCCGGCCGACGGGTACTGGAGCCGACGGCCACCAGTGCCGCGTCTGCCGTCACCCCGTCGTGCTCACCGCCAACGGCCGGGCCCGCAGCCACCTGACGCCGGAGGCGGTGCCCCGGCCCTGCCCCGGCGGGTCCGACTTCCCGCTCGGCGAGTACCCAGACCAGATCGGCACGACCGACGGCCGCGTGGCCACCATCGCCTTCGACTGCGAACACCGCGAGATCGGCGCCTGCCACGACTGCCACGCCTTCCGGGGCGCGGACAAGCCGGTCATCCCGGCGCCGAAGACGGAGCCCTGTTCGCACCCCGAGTACGACACCGACCAGTACGGCGCCACCGCGTGCATCGTGTGCGGCGAGGTCAAGTCGGAGGCCGACCAGCTCCGCGAGTTGATCGACGCGAAGCCGGCCGCGTCCGAGCACCACGAGTACACCGACCCGTCCGGCACCAAGTGGGTGCACGAGGGCCCAGAGGAGACGTGCGACTCGCCGGACTGCTCAGTGATGCGGCAGGCCGCCAACGGGCGCGACTCCGACTGCGTCAAGTGCGACACCGACGACCACCGCTGCCCCGGCTGCGGCACGGACGTCCCGCACGGAGTCACCGCGTGCGAGGAGTGCGACCGCCGGACGACCGCCAACAAGATCCCGCCCGGCATGACCGAGGGCGGGCGCCTCTGTCATCACGACGACGCGACCTTCGGTGTCGAGGACGGCCGGGCCGTGTGCGTTGCCTGCGGGACGCCGTGCACGCACCCGGTCGGCGTGGCCTACGCGGGCACCGACGAGGACGGCCGCGACGTCAACGAGTGCGTGCTGTGCGGCACCCGCGACCCGATTGTCCCGGCCGTCCCGGTGCCGTCGCCGCTGGCCGGGCTGCTCGCCGCCGAGTCGGAGGGCACGGGCACCGTGCTGGACGCCATGGCGGCGCGCGGTATCGGTCCGACACTGCTCGGACACCTGGAGACCGGGGATCACTTCGTCCGGGGCGGCGCCACCATGCGCGTCACCGGCGAGACCAACGGCGTCATCCACGCCGTCGTGGTCGGCGGCCCGTACGACGGGGTGACCGGCGACCTCGCCAACCTCGGAGAGATCGTGGAGCGGGTCCCCGCTCCGCAGACCAAGGAACAGGAGACCCAGTGCAGCACCGTGACGACGCCGCAGCAGCGGCTGACTTCCTCGCCGGCGGCCCCGGCGACGACGGCCCCGGCCCCTGGTTCGAGGCCAGCTACGACGGCGAATGCTCCGGCTGTTTCGCCGGAATCGAGTTCGGTGACATCATCCGCGCCGACGGGCAGGGCGGCTACGAACGGCAGGAGTGCTGCGGTGACTGACCAGAGCGCAGCGGCGGCGGCCTTCCTGGGTGGCGGCCGTCCGTCGGTGCCCACACAGCCGCAGCAGAACCCGGCCGACGCGGCGGCGGCCTTCCTCGCCGCCGGGTCCGGTGCGCACGGCGAGAAGGAGGCCAAGCGCGACAAGTGGGGCCGCTACCTGCTGCCGCACCCGGACACCGGCAAGGAGAAGGGGTGGACCCGGGCGACCACGTTCGCCAAGTCGATCAGCGACACCTACGCGCTGTCCCAGTGGCAGAAGCGGATGACGCTGCTGGGCGCCACGCTGCGGCCCGACGTCGTCTCCCGCGCGCACGGCAAGCACGTGCGGGCCGACAAGAAACTGCTGGACGAGCTGACGGAGACGCTGACCAGCGCGGCCGGTGACAAGGTCGCTGCCAAGCTGGGTACGGCGATGCACTCCTTCACCGAGCTGGTGGACCGGGCCTGGCACACGCCGGCCGGACCGCGCAGCGTGCTCGGGCGCGTGCAGCCGGACATGCGGGCCGACGTCGAGACCTACATCGCGCTGCTGGAGGCGACCGGCCTGGAGCCGGTCCCGAACCTGATCGAGTTCACGACGCTCGTCAAGCAGTACGGCGTGGCCGGGACCAGCGACAACTGTTACAAGGTGACCAAGCCGCTGACGGTCAACACCGGCCGGGGCCCGGTCACGCTGAACCCGGGCGAGTACGTGATCGGCGACAAGAAGACCGGCCGGGACCTGTCGTACGGCTGGGGCGAGATCGCGATTCAGCTCGCCGTCTACGCGCAGGGCCTGATCACCGTGGGCCGGTACGACTGGGACGCCGAGGCGTGGGACCCGAAGCCTGTCGGGGACGCGGTGATCCGTGCGGACGTCGGCGTGATCGTCCACCTGCCGGTGGAGAAGACCGATGGCATCGAGCCGGCCGTGTGGGGTCTGGACCTGGAGTCGGGCTGGAACGCGGCTGTGCTGTGTGAGCGGGTGCGTGCCTGGCGCAACAACCGCAAGCTGGCGGCCCCGGTCGCCGTGTCGGAGCAGCAGACGTTCGCGCCGCAGCGGGCGGCGGCCGACGTCGTGCGGTCGGCGCCGATGGTGGGCGACTACGACCCGGACACCGGAGTCACCTCGCGCACGACGGTGCGGCCGGCGTCGCTGCGCGATCGGGCGGCCGTCGTCACCACGCAGGGCGAGGCGGCGGCCGTCTGGGACGAGGCGACGAAGGCCGGGGCGTCCCCCGCCGAGCTGGACGAACTGGTGCGTCTCATGCAGTCCCGCCTGCGGCAACTCGCCGAACCCGGCGGCTGAAAGGACCCCGGAAAATGGTTTAACTAATCCATGATCCGGGGTACCATATAAGTACACGGAACGCAGCAACACCGGGCGTTCCAGAAGTTCGTGACAAAGCGTCACAACTCCACAGAGACTGCCCCGGGGTTCCGCTCCCCCGGCCCCGGGGCCTGAGAAGACCCAACGACGCGCCAGCCGTGCGGCAAGTAGCCCAAGGGCGAAAGACCTACAGCGGTGGCCGGCTCGGGGTCTGTCGGCGGACGTTAACCGCTGGTCGCGCGGTAGCTCAACAGGTCAGAGCCCTTCGGACATCCCGGCCCGGCCGTCCGAAGAGACCCGGGGTTCGAGACCCCGGCCGCGCACGGGAGCCACGCACCGCCGGCTCCAGCCCTCCCCGACCGGGGCGGGACACACCACGTAGGACACACGAGACAGGAACACAGGATGACCACTGCACCGATGACCGACCCGTTCGCCGTGGAGGCCGTTCGCGCCGCCCAGTTCCTCGGGGGCGGCGGCTCCGTCGCCGCCAAGTTCCCGAAGCCGGGCTTCGTCGTGGAGGGCACCATCGAGTCCTTCCGCATGGCGCAGCAGACCGACATGAACAGCGGCGAGCTGCTGTTCTGGGAGGGCAAGGAGCGGGTCAAGCAGTCCGACCTGAAGTTCCCGGCCACGGCCAAGCCGGTGGACCAGCTCGTCATCGAACTCCAGGGCGAGCCCACGGGCGTCACCTGGGAGACCAACCAGTACATCGAGAAGGCGCTGCCGGAGGACGACGGCATGCGCGTCCTGTACGTCAAGGGCCGCATGGCGGGTGCGATCGGCAAGGCCATGAAGGAGGCCGGAGTCGACGCGCCGGAGATCGGTGGCTACCTGAAGGTGGCCCGGGGCGCCGACGTCAAGCTGAGCGGCAGCAAGTTCGCGCACACCTTCGTCGCCCAGTACACCCCGGCCGCGCAGAACACGAAGAAGGCCGGCCAGTTCCTCGCGGCCAGCGAGGGCGAGGCGCCCAACCCGTTCGGCCCGCAGGGCGGCGGCGCGGCGGCCCCGAACCCGTTCGGCCCGCAGGGCTGAGCGATTCGGTAGTCCGGTGAATCCGGGCTAGCCTGCACGGCAAGACGAAGGCCCCGGGAAGTAGAGATTCCCGGGGCCTTCGCCGTGCGCGCCATCATGTCACGCCGCAGCGCGGCGGCGGGAGGCGCCCCGCCCGGACGACGGGGCCGGGATGGAGACGACCATCGGGTGCGCCCCGTTCACAACCGGCCAGGCGACACCCTGGAGGGCCTGCGCCTGCTTGTCGGGCACGGAGACGACCAGCGAGCCGTAGGCGGCGCGTCCGGCCGCGTGCAGCCACCAGGCGTCACATTCGTTGTCGTCGCGGAACACACGGCCGGCCCGCTCTCGTGCGGCGCGCATCATGGCGGCCTTGTCGGCGCCGCCCCGGCCGGTCGCGTAGACCTTCAGTGTCATGGCGTTGACGTAGACGTACGGGACGCCGGCCTGCATCAGGGCGAGCAGCGCGGCGGCGTGCACCATCGGGATGATCCTGGCCGCGTCGCCTTTCAGGCCCGCGCGGATGTCCTCCACCACGGCCAGGTCGGGGCGGGCCACGCGCAGCGCGGCGGACAGCCGCTCGTGCACCGGCAGCAGCCGGGCATCGCCCTTGCCTTTCGGCTTGATGACGACCGTCGAGCCGTCCGGCATGCACACGCCTGTCGCCGACATCGACAGGTCGAGACCGATGATCCGCATTCCTTGGTCACCTCACCCCAGCAAGTTTGATTTGGTTAAATCAATGGTACCCACTACGGTGAAACCCCAAGCTGACGCACGCTCTTGACTGGAGACCACGGAATGCCCCACGCCACAGCCCTGCCCGCCGCCGCCCGCCCGGTCGGCGGCGCCCGGCTCCCGACGCCGTCGAGAATGGCCGGAGCCCCAGGAAGGAAGGCTGCTCAGCCGTGGGTACCCTCTGAGGGAGACCACGGACTGAGGAGAGAGACCATGCCGTCTACCACGCCCCTGCCCCCGATGGGACAGGTCGGGCGAGAAGGAACCTGGACCATCACCGACCAGCACGGTGAAACCATCGAAGTGACCGGCGCCCTGCTCGGGCTCGGCTCGTCGTACCGCCCCCGGCACCAGAACCACCCGGGCAGCGAGTACGCACCGCGCGGCACCCACTGCTCGACCTGCCGGTGGACGGAGATCCGCATCTTCGCCGTCGACAACTCCGACCACGGCCGCTACCTGGTCGTGAACCGGGGCGCGTCCGCTGTTCCCGGCGAGCGCGACTTCGTGGAGTTCGAGTGGCTGGTGACCCCGGGCGAGGTGATGGAGAAGCTGACCACCCGGCGCAGGGGCGAGGTCTTCCTGACCGCACCGGCTTCCCGCGCCGCCGCCCAGGCCAGCGACTTCGACCCCGGCATGCGCGACGCCTGGCAGAACCGCCGCGTGCACTGATCAGCGCGTTCGGCCGTTTCCGTCCCTGCCGCTACCGTGCGGCGCCGGCAGGGAGCCGAGAGGAGACGGACCCGATGGGCAAGCACGCCGCACCCCGGATGAGCCGGCACGAGCTGAGCAGGAACTACACCGCTCTGCTGGCCGCCTACGAGAACGTCCTGCGCGACCTGCGGGCGCTGGAGGACCCCACAGCTCCGTCCACGGAAGTAGAGCTGTGGGGTCCTCCGGCCCCGCAGCTCCGCCCCGGTGCCCGGCCGATGCCGCCGGGCGACGCCCACGCCTGGATCCGGCGGTCCGGACTGCTCGCCGCGCCGGGGTTCGGGTGATGACAGGCCCGGGTATACCGATTAAGATAAATCATCGGCACGCCCACGACCACGGAGGAAGGACTCATGACCATGACCGCCGAGCGACGGCGGGGCCGCCCCCGCCCCGCCGAGACGATCGAACGGGACCGCCGCATCCTGGAGATGCTGCGCGACAACCCGGACGGCCTCACCCGCAACCAGATCGCCGAGGAGATGGGGCTCAACACGTCCCGCGCTTACCTCGCCCTGGACCGTCTGCGCCGTGACGGCAAGGCCACCAAGGTCTCCCCCGAGACCTCGCAGGCCGACAAGGACACGCTGTGGGTCGCGGTGAAGGGGGCGGTCTGATGCCGTGGCCGCCATCGGCCGGCGACCGCCCACGCGACGAGCCCGCGTCACCGAGCCCCGGTGAGGCGGGCTCCGTGGTTTCCGGGGATGCCTTCGCCACCGTGGGCGAGATGTTCCAGCGGGCAGCCGACACGTTCCGTGAAGTGCACGAAGCCGTCGCCCAGTTCGCTCTCGCCTTCGACGCGTCCCGCCGGACGCTGCGGGAGACGGCCGCGCGACTGCCCCCGCCGGACCTGGTTCCCGCCGTGCCGTTCGGGCCCGGAGACGCGATGCACTGGACCCCGCCCGCCGACGGAGAGGAAACGCCCGCATGCCCCGCCTGAGCGTCGCCGTCGTCGTACCGACCATCCCCGGCCGCGAGGCCGAACTGGCCCGCGCGCTGGCCTCGGTGCGCGCGCAGACCCGCAAGCCGGACCAGGTCGTCGTGGAACGCGACTCCCTGCGCACCGGCGCCTGGGAGGCCCGCAACCGCGCGCTGGCCCGGGTCACCGCCGACGTCGTCGCCTGGCTGGACGACGACGACGAGCTGAAGCCCAATCACCTGCGCGCGTGCATGCGCGTGATGGAGCAATCGCCGGAGCGGCCCGACCTGGTCTACCCGGCGCCGGTGGTGCGCGGCACCGACCCGACCGCCGTGTCCGTTCAAGGCGTCTGGCGCTCCCCGTGGGGCGTTCGGTTCGGGCCGGAACAGGCAGCGCACATCCGCCGGGCCGCGTCGTTCATCCCGATGACTCACGTGGTGCGGACGGCGGCCGTGCGCGCCGTCGGCGGATTCCGCGCCGGGTACGAGGTGGACACGGAGGGGATCGGGCGCCGATACCGTGGCGAAGACGAGGACTACCTGATCCGCTTGCTGGACGCCGGGGCCGTCTTCGAGCACCTGGACGCCCGCACGTGGATCTGGCACCGGGACGGGCCGCGCACCGCCGGCCGGCCCGCCTGACGCGACCGAGCAACCCGAGGAGATCATGAAAACCACTGACGCAACCACCGAGGCGGCGGCCGACGCCCTGCGCGCCGTGCTCGCCGACGACCCGGCACGGGCCCGGGAGATCCTGCGGTCCGTGCCCCGGCACGAGCAGTCGCGGCTCGCCTTCGCCGCCGGCGAGCTGCGCAGGATCGCCTGGGACGGGATCTACGCCGGTGCCGAGGATGAGGAGGCGCGAGCGCAGGAGCACCGGGCCGACGGCCTGCCCCGGTCCATGGAGCGCAGGCTGGCCACGCTGGCCCGGTCCGGGCGTGACGTCGTCGTCCTGGACGACTTCGCCGACATCGCCCGGGACATCGGCCTGCCGATGTCGTGGGTGTCCGACCGCCTCAACTTCCTGGCGAGCGTCGGGGCTCTGTCCCGGACGTCCCGGGACGGTCGCCCCGCGTGGCAGTTCGCCGGGGACCCCGGACTCATGCGGTGACCGGGACACAGCACGGATACGTCTATGGCGCGTCAGTGATCCTGCGGGGACAGCCCCGGACACTGGAGGGGACAGCGGTGTCCCCGGCCCCGTGCAGCGAGGAACGGCTGCGCGCGGTCGTCGTCCGGGACTTGTCCCGGGATGAGGGTGTCCCGGTGGGGGACATCGAGATCGTCAGCTTCCACTACAGCGAGATGGCAATTCCGCTTGATGTCCCCGGGACAACGGGACAACGGGACACCTGAGCGCGGCGGGACAACAGCCCCGGGACAGATCGTGTCCCGGGGCTTCGTCGTGTCCGGTGTCCCGCAGAAGGTTGTCCCGGGACACGGGCTGTCCCGCTGCCGAGATGTCCCGGTGCCCTGTTGTCCCGGGACAAGCCGTGTCCCGCAGCGGATAGCCCCGGGACATGTCCCGCCGGCGCGTTGTCCCGCTCAGCCGGATGTCCCGGGACAACGCGTGTCCCGGCGCGGGGTTGTCCCGGGACATGTCCGGGTACTATGATTTAAGTAAATCGACCGAGGAAAGCACCGACCAAGGAACCGAGGAATCGATCATGTCCAAGAGCTACGACGACCCGGCCGAGCGCGCGGCGTTCACCGCGCTGGTGGCCGCCGGCTTCGTCATCATCGTCCTGACCGCCATCGCCTTCTGGCTGTCCTACACCCACCTCGCTGACGTCGCCCGCGAGCACGGTCTGGAGGAGTCACCGGCCCGTTCGTGGGCCTGGCCTGCGACGTTGGACCTGTTCATCATCGCTGGCGAGCTGCTGACGTTCGTGTCAGGTCTGCGCGGGCAGTCCAACAAGTGGGGTATCGGCCTGACCATCGTCGGCTCCGCCGGGTCCATCGGTCTGAACGTGGCCGGCGTCGGCGAGAAGGCCCCGGTCCTGGACTACATCGTGGCCGCCGTACCGCCGTCGGCCGCGCTGATCGCGTTCGGCGCCCTCATGCACCAGGTGCTGATCAGCGTTCGTAAGCGTCAGGCCGCGATGTCCCCGGCGACCGTCGGCCTGTCCCGGGACAACGGGCCGGCCGTCGATGTCCCGGCCCCGGTTGTCCCGGCCCCGGTTGTCCCGGCCCTGGTTGTCCCGGCCGTCGATGTCCCGCAGCCGGTTGTCCCGGCCGTCGATGTCCCGCAGCCGGTTGTCCCGGCCCCGGTTGTCCCGGCCGCCGAGACGAAGCGTCCCGCCCGGGACAAGGCCGTTGTCCCGGCAGATGTCCCGAAGCGGTCCACGGTCAACGTCTCGCTGAAGAAGACCACCAAGCCGGCGCCTTCCGCTTCCGGGGCCGGGACAACTCCGGATGTCCCGGCGGACGTCCTGGAGAAGAAGCTGCCGGACGTCGTCCGGTGGCTGCGGGACATGCAGCACACCAAGGACGAGATCAAGGCGATCGTCCCGACCCTGCCGGGCTACGAGGCTGTCAACACGGACACCCTGCGGAAGACCGTGAACCGCGCCTTCTCGTAGGCCGCTGAGTGTGACATGATTAAGTTAAACCGTGGTCCCCGCTGGGCATCATCCCGGCGGGGACCACGTCGCTTGACTGAAGGAACCCCGGACCAGAGACGAGGAATCAGGAATGAACGAGACCAAGAACCCCTTCGGCCCGCCCGAGAGCGCCACCGCGTCCGGCCGCGTCAAGGGGGCCAGCGCGGAAGAGCTGCGCAGCCGGGGGCTGGACGCCCACGGGCACCCCGACCAGTACGCGACCGGCAAGCCCGCAGGTCAGAGCCAGCGCGTCCACCGGCCGGGCGGGACGCGCGGCCAGAACCTCTCCCAGCTCGTCCAGTCCATCGGCTCGATGGAGCTGTCCAACCAGGACGACCTGCACGCCTTCTGCGAGGGCTACCGCGCCCTGCTCAACTACCTGGCCGTGTCCGCGCACATGGCCCAGGGCCAGCTCAAGGCTGCCGCCCGCGCGCAGGCCCGGCAGGCCAGCACCGGCCGGCTCAACCCCATGCAGGCCGCCAAGATGGCCGCCACGCTCGGGATGATCGGCCGCAACCTGTCGGCGCTGGCCAACAACTGCGCCGCCGGCGCCGCCGAGTCCGTGAAGGCGTGGCGCCGGTTCGAGATCTTCCTGGACGAGCTGGAGAACGACGGGACCAAGAGCAACCGACCCGGGGGCCGTCGCGGCGGCTTCACCGTCGTCTAGGGGAGGTGACAGGCCATGAGCAAGGCAACGACCCGCGTCGGATTCCTCGGCATCTTCAACATGCCCGAGCGTCTGACCAGCTACTTTCTCCCCTGGCTGCTCACCTTGGCTGCCTGGCCGGTGGCCCTGGTGGTGCACGTCGTCGCCGGTGACGACGGGCTGTGGATGGCCATGCTCGGAGCGGCCTCCGCCTACCTGAGCTACATCACGTGGAAGACCTGGTCGGTGCGTCGCCAGGAAACCCGCGTCATGGCCACCGGGTTCGTCACGGCCGCGCTGACCTGGGTCATCATCGCCGCGTCGCTGGAGCCGTGGCAGGCCGACGTCGTCAAGGCGTGGGCCCTCGGCGGCATGGCGCTGTCCATCGGCTGGAACCTGCGGCACGCCGCCCTGTCCGGGGTGCGTGACGTGGACAAGTCGCAGGTCAAGGAGGGTGACGGCTCCTTCATGGAGAAGATCAGGGCGTTCAAGGACGCCAAGGTCGGCGCCGTGAAGGAGACGGACAGCACGCTGACGGCCCGCGTCCACCTGGACGCCCCGACCACGGCGAAGGAGGCGCAGGCGGCGCAGGAGCAGATCGCGGCCGTCGCCGGCGTGGACGCCTCGCAGGTCAAGGTGCTGAAGGTGCCGGGCGACGAGTCCCAGGTTGACGTCCAGTTCATGCGGCCGGCCGGGGACGTCAAGCCGTCCGTGTGGACGGGTCCGCGTCACCTGGGGGCTTCCATCGCGGACGCCCCGATCTGGCTGGGCAACCGCGTGGACGGGAGCCCCATGGAGTGGTGGATCGTCGGGTCCGAGGACGACGAAAACCCCAGGCCGCTGGCCCACACGAAGTGCACGGGCATGTCCGGAGCGGGCAAGACGGACACGATCTGCATGGCGATCCTCCAGATGCGCGAGCGCCGCGACGTCGTCCCCGTCGTCGGCGATCCGGCGAAGTTCCAGCAGAGCTTCGGCGATATCGAGGAGGTGCTGGGCCTGGCCGCCAAGGACCGGGACACCACGGAGCGCCTGGTGAAGAACCTGGTGCCCCTCGTGGAGTACCGTGCCGGCCTCTTCGGCAAGCTGACCAGGGCGGACGGCGGCAAGGGCTACAAGCAGTGGGTGCCCGAGCTGTACGACATGCACGGCATCCCGGCCATCTTCCTGGACATCGAGGAGGCCGCCGACGTCCTGCCCTACGTGGACGAGGAGGCCGACGAGGCGCTGCGCAAGCTGCGCAGCGTCGGCGTGCACTTCTGCGCGTCGATGCAGACCATGCCGCACGACAACATCTCCCGCAAAACCCGAGGTCAGTTCGCCCAGAGCCTCGCCCACGGGCAGAAGGAGTACCAGGACGCCAAGTACGCGCTGGAGGCGCCCACGCTGGAGGCCGGGGCCGACCCGACCAAGTGGGCCAACGACGCGCCGGGCAGCCTGTACGCCGAGCTGACCGGCACGCCGAAGGAACTGTGGCCCATCGACGGCCGGGCGCCGCGCGTGAAGCGCGCCGACCGGACGGCGATGATCGAGGCGACCCGGCCGCACTGGGCCGAGCTGGACGAGGGCTCCTACCGCATCCTGGCGGCCGGGGTCGTGGACGAGGAGACCGCCCCGGAGGTGGACGAGGTGGAGCAGGACTTCGCAGGTCAAGAGCCGTTGGACCCGTTCGTCGTGAACGTGGACGGCGAGGAGTTCGACGCCGCAGCTCCGCTGGCCGCACCCCGGGTGTCCGAGCCGATCACCCTGTGCGAGCCGGTCAACTTCGACCGGATGACCGACGACCAGGCCCGCGCGGAGATCCTGAACCGCATCAACGTGCTGGCCAGCAGCGGCGAGACGCAGATGACCTTCGACGCTGTGGCCGACCTGCCGGACCTGACCGGGCGCCCGCGCGGCTGGGTGTACGACGAGCTGGAGCGCCTGGTGGAAATGGACGTGCTGGACCGGCTCAGCCCGCCCAACCAGACGGCCGTGTACGGCATCGCCCGCAGCGTCCTCGCGGAGGCTGCGGCCGTGTGAGCCCCAGGAGGTTAGCGCCAGGTCAGGGCGGGCATCCCATGTCAGGGAGCCCGCCCTGACGCGTATCTGACGGGGCCTGGTGGCGCTTCTGACGCGTCCGCAGACAGCCGCTGGCTGTCTCGGGGCACGGTCGATTACAGGCCCGGACAGGGCCCCTGACGAGGGCCGGAACTCTCCGGTCTTGGATCTCTCTTCCGCCCGGCCCGGTCGGCCGGACGGTGAACGCAGACACGAGGAAGGCTGACAGATGACCAAGGAAATGAACTGCGCAGGCTGCGGCGCCTCAGCGGTCCACACGAAGACCGTCCCGCTGTGCGGGCGGTGCGGACTCGCGGTCGCCGAGGAGGCGCTGGGGTTCATCTTCGCCGGGGTGCGCGGCGGCGCCACCGTGATCGAACTGCCCGCCCCCGAGTCCAAGATGAGCACGGAGGAGGCGAACGACGTGACCTACCAGCACCTGGTCGCCCTGCGGCGGAAGGGGGTGAAGCAGGTCACCGCGTCCGACTTCAAGGAGATCATGACGGCTACGGGCCGGTCCCGGCCGTGGCTCTACCGGTGGCTGGACGCCCGGGTGGACGACCGCGAGCTGGCCAAGACGAAGACGGCCGACGGCGTGACCTACACGTTCACGTACTGACCCCACGGAGTTGCGCCGGCGACCCGAACATGATTTAATTAAATCAGTCGGGGAACCCGGCGCCTGAACCCTGGAGGGAACCTGATGAACTGGACCACGGAAATTCTCCGTTCCGGAGTTGCCCTGGACGTCGCCTCCGACGACCACGGGACCCAGGGCACGCCGGGCACCTGGTACCGGGTGCGGCAGGGTGCGCGCATCACCGGGCCCACCCGCAACCGGGGTGACGCCCTGCGAACGTTCCAGCATCAGGTGCGCCTGGTCCCGCAGGGCGTCTGACCCCGCACCGTCCCGACCGAAGCCCCGGCGCCGCACGACGGCCCGGGGTTTCGTCGCGTTCCAACGTCTGACCTGCAACGACGGTTCAACCGTTGATGATTGAGGTATATTCGGGGTGACGGCCTGCGGGCCGGACGATGGAAGAAGGAACCATGGAAGGGATGCTGGAAAGGCGTCACGCCCCGGTCCCGGCCGAGATGGTCGAGTACCTGAAGGCCAATCCGTCGGCGGGCACCGTCGCCGGACCGGACGGGGTCCACCTGCACGTGCATCACCACTACCCGGCGCCGGCCCCCGCCCCGGCGCCGGCGGCCACCGAGAAGACCGTCGCGGAGAAGGTGGTGCCGTGGCTGCTCACCCTGCTGCTCGGTTGCATCGTCGTCACCCTCTGCGTGGCGGTGCTCGCCGTCGCCGGAGCGATCGTCGCGGCCGTGCTGCTGGCGGTCGTCGTGGTCGGCCTGGTCGCGTTGTTCGTGATCCGGCAGTTCACGGCCTCGGTGGAGGCGCAGGCCCGAGCCGACGAGGCGAAGGCCAAGGCGGCGGCGAAGGTCAACCGCCGCAAGCGGTGAGCGACAACGACGAAGCCCCGGGCCCGGAAGGGTGCCGGGGCTTCGTCGCGTCCAGAGGTTGCGCTGTCATCCCTAGTATGGTTTAGTTAATTCATCGTGCTCGACCACGGAACGAGGAACCTATGAACGTGACCATCGTCAGCTTCGGCTTCCTGCACGACGACCCGCCCGAGGCGCACCTGACCGCCGACCTGCGCTACCACTTCAAGGACCCGCACGTCTCCCCCGAGCTGAAGAACCTGACCGCCCGGGACGCGGCCGTGCGCGACGCCGTGCTCGGCACGCCCGGCATTCCCGCCCTGGTCCGCTCGCTGGCCCGCGCCGTCTCCGCCTTTACGGACGGCCCGGCCGGGGACAAGCCGTTCGTCCTCGCCATCGGCTGCGCCGGCGGGCGGCACCGGGCGGCCACCGTCGCCGAGGCGGTGCGCGACGCCCTTCGTGACCGGCTCATCCCGGCCGACGTCGTGCACCGCGACCTGTCCAAGCCGGTCGTGCACCGCTGACCCGAGAAGAACACCGACCAAGGAACCGAGGGAAGAAGGAACCGTGACGACGAAGCACACGCACCGGCCGAACTTCGGCCGCAAGGTCGCGGGTTGTCCGCGCTGCGACGAACTGGCGAACGGCGCCGAGGCGGTGACCTGGAACCGGCCGCGCACCGAACGGGAGCGGACCGGGGGATACCCGACCAGCCGTGAGATCGCCGCCCACTTCGCCCCGGGCGGCCCGCACGACCGCGACCTGTGCGGACCGGTCTGCACCTTCGGCGACTACTGACCGCGCCGGCCGCGAAGCCCCCGACCCACACCGGGTCGGGGCTTCGCGGTGTCCGAGGTTGCGCGGCCGGCCCCATCGATGGTTTAATTAATCCATCGGGACGGGGTACCGGCCCGGCAGACCAAGGAAGAAGGAAGACCATG